TAAACCAACAATATATTGGAATCAGTTATCGTATGATCAAAATGCAGTTCAACTTCTACAAAACCAAGAAAACGTGGATGATATTAATCAGTTTGTGTTTGTATCACACTGGCAGTCAGAACAATTTAGAAAGACATTTAACATTCCAGGATACAAAACACATGTAATCAAAAATGCTTGTATTGGTGTAGAACAAAGACAACCTGGAAAACGAGATAAAGTAAAATTATGTTATACCTCAACACCGTGGAGAGGCTTAGATATATTGCTGGCTGCTTGGGAATTACTTAAATCAGAAAATGTTGAATTACATATATTCTCCAGCACAAAAATATATGGCAAAGACTTCGCTATTAATAATGAAAACTATTATCAAGATCTATACGATAAATGTGAAGCATTAGATGATGTTGTGTATAGAGGTAATGTATCTAATGAGCAACTACGTAAAGAACTTCATACATTTGATATTCTAGCCTATCCTAATACGTTTGAAGAAACGTCTTGCATTACTGTAATAGAGGCATTATCTGCAGGATTAAGAGTAGTAACATCTAATTTAGGTGCTCTACCTGAAACAACAGAGGGGTGGGCTCGTATGTATCCTTATTTAGCAAGTAAAGAACTACACGCTAAAAGATTTGCTGATATATTGGATGAAGAAATTAGTAAAATAAAGAATGGCGAATTAGATTCACATTTAGAATTACAAAAACAAGTATACGCTCCAAGATGGAGTTGGGATCAAAGAATAGACGAATGGACAAACTTTTTAAGCACATTAACCCAGCAAGAGCAATCGACATCGGAGCCCACATCGGAAACTTTACCAAACAACTCAGCTACCGATATCCAGAATGTAGGTCTGTAATGATTGAGGCTAACCCTAATTGCGAGCCTTATTTACGATTATTAGGAAAGCCGTACAGTATTGTAGCACTATCTGACAAAGAAGGCTATGCTGATCTTTATGTTGAGAAAATAAACCCAGTAGCAACAGGTGCTTCCTTGTATAAAGAAAATACAGATTGGTACGGAGAAGGGAAGTACGAAACAGTTAGAGTACCGACTAAGACATTAGATAGTCTAAACCTATTTCAACATCAGCCCATCGATCTTATCAAAATAGACGTCCAGGGATCGGAGCTAGATATTTTAAACGGAGGAACTGAGACTTTATCTAGAACTGAGTTCGTCAACTGCGAAGTATCTCTGGTAGAATACAACGAAAAAGCTCCATTGGTAGCACACGTAGTAGATAAGATGATAGATTACGGTTTTTGCATTATCGATATAGTCGAGTATCACAGTTTTCCTCAACTTTATGGCGGAGCTATTTTTCAATTAGACCTTCTCTTCAAAAAACGCTGATATTTATTATCGTAACAATTAAAACAAAAAAATAAAGCCATGATTTTCGGTCAAATTAACCCGGTACTTAGTATTGCTACTCAAGACACGCTCTTTAATCCAGCTCCAGAATTTATTACTGGCTCTTATATGACTGCTGTAGCAAACCAATATCCTCTCGGTGCCAATCAAGTAAACTTCCGCGTATCTTACGGCAATTGCGTTTTTGAGAGCGGGAGTGTAGTGAAATTCAACGTTGTTCATTCCGATAACGTAGTACTTTCCGGAAGCACCATTACTACTTGGGGAGAAGATGATTCTGTTATTTTAGATGCACTTGCAGATGAACAAGGAACAACTGTTGTTGCTATTGTATCTGGAAGCGCTAACGGAATGGGATTCTAAAAAAAAGTTGCTAATTTAATTAAAGTTCTGTAATTTATTGTTATGATTCAACGGATATTCTACAATAGCTCTCTTCCTAGAGCTGGCTCTACCTTAATACAAAATATTTTAGGACAAAACCCTAGCATCCATACAACTCCCACCTCGGGACTGTATGAGATGCTATCGGCTTGTCGTACCATCTATACAGACGGGTTAGAGTTTAAGGCACAAGATACTAAGGAGATGGAGACTGGATTTAAGTCTCTACTCAAATCTGCACTTTACGGATTCTATGAACCTCTCACCGACAGGCCCTATGTGGTTGATAAGTGTAGGGGATGGAGTTCTGAGTACGAGTTTATTAATGCATTCGACCCTAATCCTAAGATTATCTGCATGATCAGGGATGTCAGGGCAATTTACTCTTCTCTGGAAAAAAAGTATAGGCAGAACCCTCTCACAGACCACCATATTGCAAACTGGGGAAATTTAACAGGTACTACGACAGATAAAAGAATGCAAGTCTGGTCTGCTAATCCTCCAATCGGTCCTGCTATGGATAGGTTGTACCAAGTTTTAGTTCAAGGAACTCATCAGCATGTTCTATTCATTAAGTTCGAAGAACTTTGTTTAGATCCAGATGCTCAGATGAAGCGTGTATACGAATACTTAGAGCTCCCCTATTTTAAACATGATTTTAACAATATCCCACAGTACACTAAAGAAGATGATAAATGGTACGGGATCTTTGGAGATCACGTTATTAGAGGTAAGCTAAAGCCTGTTAAAAACGACTTTCTAGAGGTGCTAGGTCCAAACGCTTGCCGTATACTAGAGGACAGCTATAAGTGGTTTTTTAACGATTTCGGATATCAAATTTAAAAAATGAATGTAGGTTATAGAACAGAATCTGATTTACAAAAACAAGAAAAATTAGCAGTTTTGGAAGATAAGTCAAACAACAGTACTAAATATGTCATTTGGCATATTGAGGGCGGATTAGGAAAGAATATAGCTGCAACAGCTTTAATTTCTTCGGTAAAGCAAAAGCATAAAGATAGAAAGTTAATACTTGTAGTATCATATCCTGAAGTATTTTTGAATCACCCTGATATACATAGGGTGTATAGGGTAGGAATGACTTCTTACTTCTACGATGATTACATCAAGGATAAAGATACAATCGTATATAGACACGAACCTTACTTCCAGTCAGATCATATAACACACAAGAAACATTTGATTGATAATTGGTGTGATCTTTTAAGCATTAAGTACGAGAAACAGCAACCTATTCTCTATCCAAACATGATTCAAAAAGAGATTGTGTATAATTGGAAGAGAGATAGGCCTACGATGATATTACATACCAACGGAGGACCTTTACAGCAAGAAACTTTGTATTCTTGGACAAGAGACATGCCTTATAGTATTGGACAAGCTATTGTAGAGAAGTATTCTAGTAAGTACCACATAATACAGATAGGTAGAGATCCAGGACACGCCCTACCGGGTGTTGAGTTTATCAACCGTCCTATGACAAATCACGAATTATTTGCTATGCTCGTTTTATCGGACAGGCGAGTACTAATTGATTCTTGTCTACAACATGCTGCTGCTGCTATGCAGTTAAAGTCTACGGTTTTGTGGATAGGTACTACCCCCAAGAATTTCGGGTATGACATACACTCCAACATTGCAGCAAAACCGCCAAAAGGGAATGTAAAGCTTATAGATTCTTATCTCTTCGATTATTCTTTTGAAGGAAACATACACGAATGTCCATATATGGATGTGACAGAGATGTTTGAAATAAGTAATATCTTTAAATCAATAGATAAACAATGATTCTAGTCTTATTCGGACAACCACACAGCGGTAAATCAACTCTAGCAAAAAAGATTACAGCCGATCATTACATTGATGGAGATGATCTCAGAAGTATTTTCGTGAACACAGATTATAGTCGAGAGGGTAGGATAAAGAACCTTAACCGGGCTAGTGATATTGCTGTTTACCTAGATAAGAAGGGATACGATGTAGTTTTGTCTTTGGTGTATCCAATCAAAGAAGCTAGGGAGTACCTTAATAATCTTTGCAAAGAAGTGATTTGGGTATACTTGACTTACGAAGGAGAGAGAGGAAGAGAAAATTTTCATGTAAAAGATTTTGAACTTCCAACAGAAGAACGTATATTATCATTAGATACGTCTAAGACTAGCGTAGAGGAGTGTATTAAATCGATTAAAAAGTACAAAGATGAAAAATCACTTAGTTAAAGCAGCAAGTAAGTCAGGAAGGTATGCAATGTTTATCGGAAGGTGGCAACCCTGGCATTCAGGGCACCGGTGGTTAATTGATCAAGCCCTTAATGAGGGAAAGGATGTGATGCTATGTATTAGAGATGTAGAACCGGATGAAAAAAATCCTTGGAGTCCTCCGGAAATAATGTTAAATTTATTCAATGAACTCGAAGACTTGGTCGAAGCAGGAAGGCTTAAAGTTATTATTATACCTGATATTGAATCTATCAATATTGGTAGGGGTGTTGGCTATGATATTATAGAGCATGTACCGCCGCAGGAAATACACGATATTTCTGCTACGAAGATTCGTGAGCAGATGAAAGCGGAGGGTAAGCTATGATAAAATATCCTACCTACTTTGTAGACATAGACGGTACATTAATCAGGTATAGAAAATTTACTGAGATAAATGAAGTACCGCCTACACCTATACAGAGCGTTATTGATAAGGTAAATAACGAATATGATAATGGTGCTCATGTAGTAATTACAACTGCTCGACCTATAGAATTTGAGTTGTTTACAAAACAAGAACTAGAAAAAATCGGTGTTAAGTACCATCAGTTAGTAATGGGAATTGGTAGAGGTACGAGGTATATTATCAATGATAAGGACCCGGAAGTACCTGAAGTCGATAGAGCAGTCGGTATCAATTTAAATAGAAATGAAGGACTATGCACGTAAGTAGAAAAAGGCATATAGCAAAAACAATTAGCTACCGGGTTGTAAGCACTCTAATAGGTTTTTTAATTATGTGGAGTGTAAGCGGAAGTGTTAAAATAGGAGCTGCTTTTGGAGTAGCGGAATTAATATACAAACCTGTTCAGTATTACCTTCACGAGAGGGTATGGTATAGGTGGATAAAATTTGGACTTAAAAAAAGTTAAACTACGTTCTTACAGAAATCCTTATATTTATATATAGTAAAAACATTAATTATGATAGGCACATTATTTTTCGTTATCCTGCTTGCAATCGGAATCAGTGTATTGGTTTATAAATCCCAACAGAGGAAAAATAATTCTCTTACAGAGGATATTGTAGAAGCTCGAGTAGTGAAGCTTCCTGTAGAAGAAAAAGAGGTAGAAGAGGAAAAACCTGAAGAAAAAAAGGTCGAAGAAAAGAAGGTTGAAGAGAAACCAACAATTGAAGCTGTAAAAAAAGCAGCCAAACCAGTTACAAAACCAAAAAAATCTAAATAAACATGAGTCAAAAATTAACTCCAGAAGAATTACAAGATCTACAGGCCATTCGTAATGAAGCCAATCGTTTAGGAGCAGTTCTCGGTGAATTTGCTTATCAGAAAACACTTATTGAATTCGAATTAGAGGCTATTAAGGTAAGTATTAGAGAGAATGCTAAGAAGCAACAAGAACACATGCAAGCTTTAGGTGAGAAGTACGGAGACAGTACTGTTGATTTCCAATCAGGTGAAATTACCCCCATTGAAAAGCAAGACCAGCCCGCTTGAGAATAAATTAGGTTTTGCCACCGATAACAGCTATTTATTAGTATAAATAATTTATTGACATGGCAGAAGCGCTTATTAGTCCCGGTGTTTTCTTGAGAGAAAACGACCTTTCCCAAATAACAGCAGGACCAATTACAGTAGGGTCGGCTTTAATCGGACCTACGGTAGTAGGTAGAGCAGATATTCCAACACTAGTAACGTCTTATTCTCAGTATAGAGCTAAGTTCGGAACTACTTTTATATCTGGTGGTAACACTTACGAGTACATGACCTCTCAGGCTGCTTATAATTATTTTCAGCAAGGAGGTACTTCTCTGTTAGTAACTAGGGTAGCTAGCGGTTCTTATACTGCCGCTACCGCATCTGTTGCTAACAGTATTGCATCAGTAGCAGGCGCTTCAGCAAATGCTGCTTTTAGTGTATCTGGTTTAACATCAGCTCAGACTGGATCAGGAATTGCTGTTGCATTTGTTGATTCAAACAATAATTACATTTATCTAGCAGGAGCTGCTTTCGGAAGCAATTACAACTCCTACTCTGATACTTTAGACTACGGGTACTTTAGTCCGAACTTAGGAAGTTCTTATACTATAGGTCAATGGACTGCTTCTTTAATTTCCTTTGCTAATAGCATTCCAGAATTAGGCTTAACCCTATCTTCTGTAGGATCTAATATTGTTATCAGCGGATCTGTCAACGGAAATGGAACTAAGGTATATTCAAACTTGCCGGTCGGATCTCCTTCTGGCTCTGGTACCTTACAAGCTACTTTAAGTGGCGGTACGGCTTCAACACCGGGAAGTGCTTTCGAACTCGAAACCATTTCTGTAGGTACTGTAATGAATAACATTCAAGGAGCTACTGGTGCAGTTAACGGTGTACTTCCTTCTGGTTCTGCTAATAATATCAGATGGCAAATTGCACAAGCAGATAGTGCTTCAGGTTACTTCACTTTACTCATTAGAAGAGGTGATGACTATACCACAAACCAAACAGTACTTGAGACTTGGTCAAATATTTCTCTCGACCCTAACCAAAACAACTACATCGAGTATGTAATAGGTAATCAAACTCAGCAAGTCCTTACCGACGAAGCTGGTCAAGACTACCTTCAGATTACTGGAAGCTATCCTAACGCTTCTAATTATGTTAGGGTTAGGCAAGTTAACTACCCAACTCCAAACTATCTTGGACCAACAGGCCAAGCACAATCTCAGTATACAGCTTCTATTCCAGTAAATGGATCTGGTTCGTATAATGGTGCATTTGGCGGTGCTGCTGGACCTCTGTATGGATGTTTAAATCCAACAACCGAAGCTTCTACAGCTCCACTTAACATGTACGAAGCAATCCCTGCTGCTATAGCCAATACCGATGCTAAAAACATCCAAGGTTTAAGAGCAGGAGATTATGATACAGCTATTAACCTTCTTGCTAACCAGGATGCATATGTGTATAACGCAATTTATGCTCCAGGATTAACAAACCAAAATGCTGCCACTCAAATAAGTGCTCTGCTTTCAGTAGCACAGAATCGTGGTGATGCCATTGCAGTAGTAGACATGGTTAGCTATAATCAATCTATCACAGCAGTATCTATTGCTGCTCAATCTTACGACAATTCCTACGGTGCTACTTATTGGCCATGGGTACAGATTAGATCTACTGAGACTGGTCGTTTAAATTTCGTACCTGCCTCTTTAATAGTTCCAGCTGTATATGAATACAACGATAAGGTTGCTGCTGAATGGTTTGCACCTGCAGGTCTTACAAGAGGAGGTCTTCCAACTGTAATTCAACCAGAAAGAAGGTTGACTGTTTCTCAAAGAAACACTCTTTACACTGCAAAAGTCAACCCAATTGCAATCTTCCCAGGACAAGGCACTGTAATCTACGGACAAAAGACTTTACAGTCTAAAGCTTCTGCTCTTGATCGTGTAAACGTAAGGCGTTTGTTGATTGCATTGAAATCTTATATCGGACAAATTGCACAGACTTTGGTATTCGAACAAAATACTGCTGTAACAAGAAACAAATTCTTGTCTCAAGTTAATCCATACTTAGATTACGTACAACAGCGTCAAGGATTATATGCTTTCCGTGTAGTAATGGACGATACCAACAATACACCGGATGTAATCGATAGAAACTTACTTGTAGGTGCTATTTACTTACAGCCGACTAGGACTGCTGAATTTATTCAACTTGACTTTAACGTCTTACCGACAGGTGTAACTTTTGGACAATAATATAAAACAAACACGTAAATGAAAAATAATACTAAGATTAGATTGCATCTCTCCAAGCAATTGTTTGAATCTCTCGCAAAGCAAATAGTTGCTGAAAATAAAGATATGTCTGGCGGTGCTTATACAGAAGCTGTAAAAGGTCCTAAGATGAAGCACGACAAAGCTGCTAAAATGCACAAAGCTGAAGAAAAGCCAATGAAAGAAATGGAGACTAAGGTAGCTGAGAAAAAAGACGGTAAGAGCTTAGAAGAATTGAAAGCTGCTAAAGCTGCAATCGACAAAAAGATTCAAGAAATGGAAATGTCTTCTAAGCATAAAGTAGACGAAGGCGAAGTAAGCGAATCAGTAATATCTGCAGCACTAAAAGATAAAGCTAGGAAAAAAGCAGCAAACGTTGCTAGCAAACCAGTTGCCTAGTATAAGTGAATAAATTCGTTATTGGATATTTATAAGTAAGAATTAAACTAGAATAACTATGCCGGTGCTCGATCCTAATGAGATAATGTTTACAGCGTTTGAACCAACAGTTCAAAATCGCTTTATCATGTATGTAGATGGTATTCCTTCCTTCATGATTAAGAGTGCTACAGCACCAAACATTAATTTGAACGAAGTGAAGCTTGATCATATCAACGTGTACCGTAAGATTAAAGGTAAGGCTGAGTGGCAAGATATGACTCTTAACCTCTACAATCCAATTTCTCCTTCTGGTCAACAAGCCTGTATGGAGTGGATTCGTTTATCACATGAATCTGTAACTGGCCGTGATGGTTATTCTGATTTCTACAAGAAAGACCTTAACCTTTCTATTTTAGGTCCAGTAGGCGATGTGGTGAGTGAGTGGATTATCAAAGGAGCTTTCGTTAAGACCGCAAACTTCGGTTCTTATGATTGGTCTAACCAAGATGCAATCACAATCGAACTTGGAATTGGAATGGATTATTGTATCCTCAACTTCTAGAGTACATTGATTCTCAATATGTTAAGAAAGCCGCCTAAAAAGCGGCTTTTTTTATGTTAAAAGTTGTTATTTATGTGGAAATTACATATTTTTAGGTAAAATAAAAGTTATGTCAATATCTACCTTCTTTATCGGATTGCTAATCGTCGGTGTTTTAGCTATTTTTATAAGAATTTTCTGGTTAGAGTTGTTTATTATCTGGACTCTACTTAAAGGATTATTCTGGATTAGTGTAGGTGCTACAATATCTGCTATATTTTGGATGGTTTTTATAGAAAATTATCAATCTGGTCCTATAGACGGCTTTTGGCTTACTTGGACGTTCTTCTTTATTACTTATATTACTGTAAGTGTAGTCTGTTACTTGATCCTGACTGATGCTTACCGGTATTTTAAAGGATTTATTCGCGATCTACTTAGAAAGTAGAGACTCTATATATTTATGTATATATAATAAATTAAGATTATGGCTGAAAAGTTTACACTTCCCACCGAAGTAATTGAATTGCCTTCTAAAGGTAAAGTTTACGACCTCACAAACCCCCTGTCTTCCGGTACTGTCGATATGAAGTATATGACAGCACGAGAAGAAGACATTCTCACTAATGTAAACCTGTTAAAACAAGGGATCGCTATTGAAAAGATGTTACAGTCTTTGATTAAATCCCCCATTAAATATGAAGATCTATTACTGGGAGACAGGAATGCTCTCTTAGTAGCAGCTCGTATCTTAGCTTATGGTTCTTCTTACAGTTTTGAGTATTATGATGGAGAGGACGATAGGAAAGAAAAAGTTACTGTAGATTTGCAGTCATTGAAGAACAAAGAAGTTGATTATTCGTTATATAACGCCAAGAATGAATTTGCTTTTGAGTTACCGTATTCTAAAAACACAGTTACATTTAAGCTTCTTACTATTGAAGACGAAAAAGCTATTGAAGCTGAGTTGAAAGGATTGAAAAAAGCTAATTTAACTGCCGGTGAAATTACAACCAGGTTAAAAAAGCAGATTCTATCAGTAAACAGTGATTACGAAGCAAAGAACGTACGAGATTTTGTAGACAACTACCTCATAGCTAAGGATTCTAGTCCACTAAGAGCTTATATGACAAATCTCACTCCAGATATCGATTTAACTGTTAACTTTACCCTATCCAACGGTAAAGAGGTAGAGGAGAGCCTCCCGCTTACGGCGGAATTTTTTTTTCCCGGGAGTTGAATACCGCCAGGTATTTAAGAGAGAGGTGTTTGAACTTACCTACCACGGTGGTGGCGGGTTTTCATGGTCTGAAGTCATGGATATGCCTGTGGCTGAAAGACGACTCAACATCAAGTTTATTACCGAGCATCTAGAAAAGCTACAAGAGATCCGTAATGAGAGACAAACAGTTACGGCAGATAAGCCCTTACTTGCTAAACCGGGGATCAAATCTCAAGACGTCACACCTACCTATACGTCTAAGGTAAAAAAGAAGTAAGTAGCTATTTATTTGTACAGTAACGTTGTAGTCTTATGTCATTATCACAAAATCCACTAACTCCGGAAGAAAGAGAACAGAGATCACGGGTCGAAAGACTAGAACGTGAACAACTCGCCTGGACTAATATACTCAGGTTAAGGGGAAAGATCAAAGATGCTGCTAAAGAGCAAGAAGTTTTCGATAAAGCTATAAACAAACTCCAAGGAGAACAGGCCCGGAATGCAGTTCAATATCAAGGGAAGTTAAATGTCATAAAGAATTTAGAGGAAAGCTTAATTCAAGCTAAGAGAAACGGAAATAATCAAGTTGCTAGGCAAGCCAAGAGAATGCTTAATGAGCAACAAGCCAAGTTAAAAGATTTAGCTAAGACAGAAGGAGGTATGCTAGCTGCTCGGAAAACTCAAGCCGATGCTACTAGAAGAGCCTTAACTGCTGAAAGGGACTTAATTAAGGATATTAATAAACAGCGGACCATTACCGGTAGGATTGCTGATTTATTTAGAAGTAAGGAAGCCAGGCAGAGAGACATAGACATAGCTCGTGCAAGAGCAGGAGGCGGAGGCAATGCCGGCGGCGGTGGTGGAAGAGGCGGTGTTACTGGTGCCGCTGCTGCAGGAGCTGCTGCAGGAGGTCCTTACGGTGCTTTAGCGGCAGGGTTAGTAACTGTTGTACAGGGAATTAAAAATACACTTTTAGGAATCGGTAAATTAATTCTTACCTCTCTTGCAGGGCCCTTACAACAAGTATCAGGGCTAGTATCAGGAGGAATAGGGGGAGGTTATGGCGTAGGCGGAGGAGCAATATCAGGTACAGGTGCAACAAGTATATTAGGAGGATTTCAAGAAATAGCTAGCAAAATACCTTTCATAGGAGGATTGCTTGGAGGCTTGATAGGAATCTTTAAAGGCATCGCTGACCTTGTTTTAGGCCTTGATCAGGGTATAACTAATTTTGCTCGTAACCTCGGTATTTCAAAAGATCAAGCCAAAGCAGTAAAAGAAGACTTTAGAGCAATAGCTAAGGCTAGTGATAACATAGTAGTCAACGAGACTAGATTAATGGAGTCTCAAGTTGAATTAACTAGAGCTCTTGGTGTTAGAAATCAACTTTCAGGAGATATTCTTGAAAATAATATTAAGTTAAAAGAGATAGCAGGTCTTGAGTTAGAGACTAGAAAAGCTATTGCACAAACTAGCGTAATTCAAGGCAGGAGTGCTACACAGTTAACAAAGAATGTTCTTGCACAGTCTAAAGCTTTTGAATTTCAAACAGGTGTTGCTTTTGAATATAGGCAAATACTGGGAGAGGCTTCAAAACAGGCCGGAGTATTGGGATTGACTTTTACAAAGTATCCAGAAAAATTAACAAAAGCCTTAATGACTACAAAAGCTATGGGTATTGAGCTTAAACAGCTTGACGGTATAGCTAGTAGTTTTCTAGATTTTGAAAGTAGTATCTCTAAAGAAATAGAAGCTCAAATTTTAACAGGAAAAGAATTAAATTTAACAAAAGCCCGGGAAGCTGCCCTAAATAACGATCTTGTAACTGTAGCTAGAGAAATCACATCCCAAATAGGTAGTACAGACGAGTACTTAAGAATGAATAGAATTCAGCAAGAAGCAATTGCAGAATCTGTTGGTATGACTAGAGATGGTTTAGCGGATGTTCTAAAACAACAAGACTACTATAGAAAGTTAGGTGCTACTAATTTAGATCAAGCACAGAAAGAATTAAAAGCTCTAAAAGAAAAAGGACTAACGCAGGAAGAAATTAGTAAGAGAATTGGAGAAGACGCTTATAATTACATTACGCAAACTTCTACTGCTGAACGTCTTGCCGAGTTGATGAACAGAATCAAAACAACTTTTGTTGAGTTTGTTGAAAAGTCTGGTATTTTAGATTTTATTACCAATCCAGATAAGATTCAAGGATTTATAACAGGACTTATGAATAGATTAGCAGGTGCTGTTAACATGGTAGGTGAACTTGTAGCAGGAATTGTAGAACTAATGGCCGACATTACTGGCTTTTTTAGTGAAGATAGAGCAACAAAATTAAGAGGTCTAGCTTCTTCGGTAAGGTCTGGTGCGGCAGGTTTTGCTAGCGGTATTACTGCTGCTACTTCTGCTGTAGAAGGAACTGCTGCACCTTCTGTAGGATCGGTATTAGAGAGAGGGGCTAGAGGAGAAACGGTTGCACCTGCTGCAGCCTATGGACCAATCCCGACCACTACTGGTAACCAAACCACGACTGTATACATGGTAGTAGACGGTGAAGTAATTGCAAAACAGGTTGTTAATAGAGTCCCAGGTATGTTTCAAACTAATCTTAAATAACTATGGCTATCCTTGATCAAATAAAAACTTCAAAACTTAGTAAACAGGGGCTAACCAACCCTACAGGTGTATTTGAAGGAACTCCTGATAATGTATCTTTAGTAGAGAGAGGGGTACAAGTCCCTATAACATCTCGTGCTATACCTCCTATACAGAGTCCGATTGACATTAGTACTAATAGTGTTGCGCAACCTACTTACCTCGATTTTCTAAGATCTTCACCAGCCAAGTAATATGCCATTAATAGACTTTAAAACGAATTTAACTAGCCTCAAGTACGGACTTGATCAACCAGGAGGAGGGTATAGCGGGCAACCCTATATTCAAAACCCTATTGAAGGTCCTAACACTCCTTCTGCTACAAGAAGGTACTATGAGATTAATAGAACTGGTTTAGATTTTCCAATTAGAGGGGGTGCAATATCAGCACTAGTGGATGGAGCTTTTTCTGCTGTTACTGCAACGGTGGATAGAGAGAGGATTCAAAAATTTTTTAAAGACGCTCCACGCGGTACTGCTTTTATCCAAAAACAGGTAGGATTACAGTTAACCAATCCCAGAACTCAAGTACCTAACACTATACAATTTGCAGGTAGTGTACTAGGCAATGCTGTACTACCTGTTACGCAGACTTATAACCCTTTAAACACTTTAGCCCAGGTACAAGTACAGGGAACAGGAGCACATTTTAATAGACAAGGAGTCGTTCCAACAATAACAGAAAGTTTACAACAAACCTACGAATATATTGCCGGAGCACCGCAAAATAATACTGCCTCTACTAATAGGTTACTTATTTTAAAGTCTTTAAAGCTAGGAAACTTAAGCGGCTTTGCACCTACAAGGGGAGATATTATTGATATTGGAGTAGCTGTAGATAAGATTGAAGAGCTAGGTATTTCTCCTATAAGTAATCAACTATTTAACTACCCCGGAGGTCCTGGATCTGTCTACGGTATTGGAAATACTAGAATTTTTAGATACTCTAATACAGAAGCTACCAATTTTTTAGACAATAATACAGTAGGATTTACTATTGGCGGAGATCCAACCCCGGTAGGAGTTTCTCGTCCATATTCTGCTATTGCATTAACCTATCAGCAGTTAGCTGATCAAGATACTCGTACAACTAACCCTGTATCTCCTACTCAAGCTGCAATACAGGACTTTAGAAGTCAAACTAATAACGGTAGTCCTGTTATTCCTTGGACTGATTATACTCTTTACAATATTGCAAAACCATACGACGGTCTTGCAGGAGGATTAGGTATAGGTAATCCAGGAGAACCTCTACGAGAAACTAACCCTCTTTTTGCCAAGCCTGGAGGTGTAGATTTATTAAATAAGGTAAATCCTTTTTACTATAATGCCAGCACTGAAACCCCTTGGACAGCAGGAGGTAATGATACGAAAGATATTATAAAGTTTGCTTTCGAGTGTATGTCTAATGACAATCCAGACTACGCAGTAGCTTTAATCTTTAGAGCTTTTCTTGAAGGACAAATCTCAGATAGTAATTCAGCGGAGTTTGACTCTTTTAAGTATTTAGGTAGGGGTGAAACTTTTAGGACATATCAAGGCTTTGATAGAACTATTGGATTTAGTTTTAAAGTTTTTGCACAAACACGTGAAGAAGTAAGACCTCTCTATACTAAGCTTAATACTTTATTATCACAGCTATACCCAGACTACTCTCCACAATCTAAGTTAATGAGAGGATCTGTTGTTAGATTGACGATTGGAGATTATATTTATAGAATGCCAGGATTTTTAGAGAATATTTCTATTACTATTGATAACAGTAATACTCCGTGGGAGATACAGTTATACGGTCCGCTAGTTGAATCCGATGTAGCACAGCTACCTCACATGGTTACTGTATACTGTTCTTTTAGACCTATTATGGACATTTTACCATCCAGGGTAACAATGGCTAACCCGCGTGTATCCTTAATAGGTAATGTAGAGAAAGATATCTTTATGGGTAACATTGTAGACAAGACTCCTACACCGCAAATTCCGATCCCACAGGAGGATGAAATAGTCATTGTAGACGAAGATGTGAGAATTCCTGCCATACAGGTAGGGGCTAATTCTGCTGATACTGCTACAAAGAAAAAAGCAGTAGTCAATAAAGCAAATAAACAAGCAGCAGCTAAAGCAAATGCAAAAGCTAAGCAAGGTTTTATCCCACAAGGTCCTGCGTATGGTATTGGATTAACAAATCAACCAGGAAGAACTCCCTCTCAACCCACTCCTACTAGAAGTAATGTAAACCGGTTTAGACCAGAGGGAGCTCCTGGACAGTTTGGAGGTGGTTTTTAAATTTTAACTTATGGCATCAAGATATCAGAACATACCGATAGTCAAATTAGACGGAACAGGAAGTCTGTATTATAGGAATAATATTTATCCTTCCATTACACCGACCGACACCGATTACTATGTTATTACAACAGCAGAAGACAGGCTTGACTTACTTGCATATGATTTTTACCAAGACTCAAGTCTATGGTGGATCATAGCTTCTGCTAATGCTCTTCCGGGGGATTCAATCTACCCGCCCATTGGTATACAGTTAAGAATTCCAACAGACGTTCAAAGAGTTTTAAGTTCTTATAATATAGAAAATAATGGCTGAGAAGTTATCTAATGTAATAGGAGCTCCATTTAGTAATTATGTTTTAGATCAACTCTACATAAGAGCTACACGTAACAGCACTTCTCAGAGAAGTAATGAAGAGGTTTTGTTTTTAGCGAATAAAACAGGATGGGCTAGACTCATTTCTTCTGTTAACATAAATGTAGGCGATTCTGCCAACACAAAACCTTTAACTGAGTTTTATAAGACTTTGGGTCTGGGTTCTACTTATACAAAGCCTGAAGATTTAGCGAAGAACTGGATCTTACAAGGAGGTACTTCTATAGGAACAGGTCAAGGTATAGCTTTAAGATCGGGAATAGGGGCAGAAGGAGCTTACGGATTAGGAGGTATTGAAGAACTCGGGTATAGACCAATGCCCGGACTTACCACAGTAGAAGTTGAAACAGCAGGAAGATTAGGATCTCTAAGACAAGCTATGATCAACTTTAAGGTCTGGAATATGAATCAACTTAACATAGTTGAAGCTTTATATTTTAGGCTAGGATATTCAATGTTACTAGAATGGGGACATACTCAATTTTTTAACAACCCTACTGTCAATACACCGGGAGGAAAATTTGAAATAGCTACTAATACTTTTGGATTAGACGATCCTTTTGCAGTAGGTACAGATAAGGCAACTGTTCAGCAAAAAATTACTAAAAAGTCAAAAGAGTTGAGCGGTAACTACGACGGAATGTTAGGTATTGTTTCTAACTTTACTTGGTCTTTTAATCAAGAAGGAGGATATGATTGTAGTGTAAAGATTGTAGGGCTTGGCTCTATTATCGATACGGTAAGAATTAATCAATCCTATAAAATGCCCTCTGGGTTAGTTAAAGAGTTTAAAAAAGCTACTCAATCTATCGAAGCTGAAATACAGAGAAAAGCTATTGCAGCCGAAGAAGACAGGCTTGCTAGAGAGAGACAAGGACAGGGATTACCTCCTTCCCCGCCTGCTGTGCCGAGTAACCCTTCGCAAATCTACCAGTATATCTTTAAAAATGATAGAGGAGGTAATGCCGTTACTCAGAACGAGCAATCTTTCTTAGAAGTAGTTTCTTACCCTGTTTCTTATCAACCTAGTCTAACCGTTACTAATAACGTTTTTGATTATTTTTATAGAGCACAAAAAGGAGGTACCAGTAACAGTGTACCTTACGTAAGAGAGCTTAATACTAAGTATACCGGACTATTTTTAAACCCTGTCCCGGGTGTTAGAAGTGATTGGCAAGTAGTTTTTGCAGAAAACTCACCACCCGTAGCCCTTTCTGCTACCCTGTTAAATCAAGCAGCTCGGTTTTTTATAGAAGCAGAAGGAGTGAATCTGCAAAATAATTTAGGAGAGGATAACTTTGTTAAGCTCTATGATGAGACTATCAGAACTAGTACAACTCCTAATATCGCAAGTACCGTAAATAGGTTTCTGTCTGGTGATTTGTACGTAGATCCGAATGAACCGGTTTTTCCTGTTTTCTCTACTGCAGCTAACATACTAGGAGCTGGACTTACTAGAGTTTTAGCTAATATTAACTTGGTAGATCCTGTTTCTTCTGGGATAGCTTTTAAAGTATCGTATGTAACTAGGGTAAAAAATGCACAAGGAGTAGAAGAGTTAAAAACTTTTTTTCTCGTACTAAATTACCAACCTCCTTCAGCAGAGTCTACCGGATTCAGGCCTACACGTCAACAGCTAATAGAGGCTTTGCAGAAATGGTTTTCAGGTAGCCGTAAAATAAGTATTACTACGATTGATACTACCGTAGATGAAGATCTTCTCGGTAAAATAGATTACGGTCTTAACCCTAATCTTAAGAATAAAAGATCTAACATTGTAGTACAGGGTAACTTGCTAGATATTAAGGTAGGAGATTTTATTCCTAATATAAGCGTTACCTTTAATAATACTGCTTTCATTGAAAAAGTTCTTCCGCCTATTACTAAGAGCTTACCTGCTGTAAGAGCTACTCAAACTCCTAATCTCGGAGATACTTCTGCAGCTGAAAATACTGCTACTGCCACTCAAACAGATGCAGCACCAGGATATGAGTCAGCACTTCATGTTATGCTAGCTTATGTCAAGACTTTATCCCTAAATCAAGCAACTTTAGCAGAAAATGCTACAAAAAAGACAATTGTTGTAGATCTAGTCTCTGCTACTAAAGCTTTCTACCAAGATGGAGTATTAAAAAATGTATTTAATCCGGTACCGTCTGTAGAAATTTTTAGAACGACTCCTTTCAACCTAACTTCTTATGCCCAAAAAGGATTTAATAGTAATTTATTAGCCGATGCTTTAAGTACTCCGGAACTATTTGGACAAGTAGGCAGTGTAGATTTTAACAAGCTATGTAGAGCATACTTAACACAGTATCAGCTAAGTAATCAAACTTCTGAGAACATTGAGTATCCGGTATACATTAGTTTAGGGTATCTTCTTGCGTTTATAAACAATATGTGTTTAATTTACGATTCAAAACAGAAGATAGGTTCCAACAACTCACCGCAAGGTTCAGATAAGACTCCGTACGTTTATATCGATTTTAATCCCGATACAAACTTTTGTCTTACCTCCCCGCAGCATTTATCTATAGACCCCAGAATATGCTTAATTCCTTTTCAAGGAAGTAACGAAGATTATAAAGAGATTTTTCCAAGTAATGTTTCTTCTGCTGTACAGGGAATTTTCTTACCTAAGCAAGAAGATGAATTATCCGGACAATTACCTGAGTTTAAAACCTTAGCAGGGAATCCATACCAGGGTAAAACGATGAACATCTTATTGAATGTTGACTTTTTAATGAAAGTTGCAAATAGTTTTACTGCTTCAAGTCCTGACCATGCCGTCAACTTACAGCCGTTTCTTGAAGCTATTTTAACAGAGGTAAATAAGAGTTTAGGTAATTTAAATTTATTTAGAGTAGCCTATAGAGATGATTCGAATACAGTACAGATAAAAGACGATCAGTGGGTACCGGGTGCTGCTGGTGAAGTATCTATACTAAACAGAAACACTCCTGTTAACGCTACAAGTAAACTACGGCTAGGAGAATTACCTGTTTTCGGTCTTCAGAGCTTAGTTAGAAGTTTTCAGTTTAGAACGAATGTATCTACTAAGTTAGGTAGTATGGTAGCTATCTCTGCACAAGCAGCTACAGGTTCTATTAATGCTACCGATCCCTCTTCCTTTAGCTACTTAAACGCTACCTATCAAGATAGGTTTAAACCCTATATCACAGAAGGATCAGGAGATCCTGTTTCCGGTAATGCTGCTACAAAGGCTGTAGAGAAAAAATCTACAGACCAAACGAACAACGACTTGGTAGTAGCCGAACAGTTTAATGCTTTAGTAGAGAGTATTTATTCTAATTTTGATCTTGATTTCGATAAAGTAGATGCAGCTAAGAATTACTATATTGAATGTATCTCTAAATCTAAATCAGAAGACTCTGTTACTTCGGCTGCACCGTTTATTCCTGCTGATCTTGAAATCACTATAGACGGGATTGCAGGTATACTGATAGGAAACGCTTTTACGATTCCGGAAGATAGGTTACCTCTTTCGTTAAGGGGAGAACCGGGTAGGCCGAAAGTAGGCTTTATTGTCGCAGGACTCTCTCATAGTATTGTAAATAATCAATGGCTTACTAAGATTAGAGGTCAGATGATTAAGCTAAGAGATGTCTCAACCGTATCAGTTGTTACAGAAGTAAACAAGAGACAAAATGCATTAAAGAAAAAATTAGATACAGATCAAGGAAGATTTGTAATAGGGGATGGATACCCTGTATCGCAGTCTGATATTGCTTTTGCTAACCAATATACAGGTGGAGTATTACCTGCAGTACAGTTAGCAGACGGTACTTTCCAGATCGCTAGAATAGAAGGAAGCCGATACTGGTTACAGCCAAACCCAACATATCTATCAAGGTTAGTAAATGTAACAATTCCAACAAATACAGGAGACGTTACAGTTAGGGTAAGTCCGGCCTTTGCTACTAGACTAGTACCTGCCTTTACAGAAGTGCGTCAGCAAGGACTTCAGAGGTATATTGTAGACGTAGCAGGAGGTTTAGCTGTTAGAAACGTAACTAACGGAACAGCTCTCTCTTTTCATGCTTGGGGCTTTGCTATTGACATTAATGCTAGTGTGTACGGGTATGACGTTTCATGGAATAGCTTACCTCAGAATGATTTTAACAGAGGATTTGAAAGAGTTGCCTTGATCTTAAACAAGTACGGAGTGAGTTGGTTTAAGTCGAAAGATCCAATGCATTTTTCTATTTATGAATCTAATAATCTACAGTTTTAATCATGGTTAAATATTACCCTTCCACTAGAATAAAAACAAACCTTTACACACGAGGAGGAGACTTTTTTCTGCCTGATGGAAAACCTTATAGCGGAAGGTATTACTTGACGTTTGATGGAAAAGCTTTTACAGGAGTTAATCCTCTGCTAGGAACCAATATACTTCTCGTTAAAAGTGAACAGGAAGAAGTTCTTACCCGTAGACCTGCTCTACGTGCAGAAGCAATTCAATCTGCAACACAGGGAGCAACAATAGCTACTAGTGTCGAACTCGGACAACTTGTACCGTACTATCCCATACCTTTAGAATCAGATTATGCAAGAGGGTATTTTACTAGATATTTTGCCAAGCAATTAACTGGCCCTGGTTACATACTTGAAATTTCAGAAAACGATTGGTCTAATTTACAAAACGGACTTACAGAACAAACTGTTCTTGCTTATGAAGTAACTAGTATGTTTTGGCAACTAACCGGACCTCTAAACAATAAGAGAATATCTCAGTACCAGATACAGGGAGGTATTGTAGACACTAATAAAAGAGTTACAGAAGCTAAGGAAGCTTCTTTTAAAGGAATTATTTCTTACATAGGGGGAGACTATACTAAGTTTGCTAGAGTGACACCATAGAGTTGGTATATAAAGGTAGACTATCTATCTTTAGGTAAGGGTAAAAATAAAAGTTATGTACTTCGTGATAGAAACAAAAGAGCAGTTAGAGAGTTTACCGAAACCGGAGAAGTGTTTCATTGAGCTTGTTTCTCTATCTGAAGAATCTCATCCACTGCTTACTGCTCCTTGTCTACTATATTACAACGATTTTCAGAAAGGCTATATTTTTCCAATTAAACATTCAGAAGCCTTTTCTCTTAGGTTAGAAGATATTCAAACCTTTTTACAAAACATTCCAAAAGTCTATCTCTTAGATAAGAAGTGGCATTCCTATTACCTCGACCTGCCGCAAGCTGTAGATGTATACTTTACTATCCTTGATCATGATAACGAGTTAAAGGACTTACAGTGCTATACTACATTGCATTTTGATTTCTATAATAAGTTTAAGTATAACGTAGAGGTTAACACTCTCATTCCTATTTCAAAACATTACGAGAGGTGTGAGTGTATGTTTGAAAAAGTAAAATCCTATATTGGACAGGAAACTAATGTAGAATGGCAGGAAAAGTATGTAGAGGCCTATAGGTGGGTAGAAGAACAGGGTCTGCTTACAGATCCCCGGGTTTTCGATAAGTTCTTCGAACCCGTATGGAAGGGTAGATCTATGAAAGAGAGTAGGATATACACAAGCTATAACCTTTATAACATAACTTCTAGGCCTACTAACGCTTTTAATGGTATAAACTTCCTAGCCTTTAACAAAGATAACAATTCCAGAACAGCTTTTATTCCTGAAAACGATGCTTTTGTTGAATTTGACTTCGATGGATATCATTTGAGGTTAATTGCAAACATGTTAGGAACAGAAATACCTGTAGATAAGTCAATCCATGTATTCTTAGGTGAGGAGTATTTTAAAAAAGAAGAATTAACTCCGGAAGAATACCAGGAGTCTAAAAAAATTACCTTTAGGCAACTGTATAATGGAGTAGAAGAGGAATATAAACATATTGAACTATTTAAAGAAATTGCTGAATTTGTTGAGGCTATGTGGGTTGAGTATAGACGTGTAGGAAAGTTAACCTTACCTAACGGTAGGAAGATTTTTAAAGGAGATTTCACACCTCAAAAACTCTTTAACTACTATGTTCAATGTTTAGAGACGGTAAATAATGTAAAAAAGCTGATAGACCTAAAAGAATTACTAAGAGGAAAGAAAAGTAAAGTAATACTAGTTGTCTACGACTCTATTCTAATAGATTATTCAGCAGAGGACGGAAAAGGGTTTCTAACTGAAATTAAAAACGTCATTGAGATAGGTAATTATAAAGTAAAAGCAAAAAAAGGTCATAACTACAACTTTTAGAAGGGTTTAATCCTATTTATTATGGAATATATTGAATTAACACAAGATCAGTTGAAAAATAAGTTATTTTGTACTTTTTCTACTAAGGATAAGCTAGAAGATATCCTGACTACTATTAGATCCGAGTACATTATCATGTACGGTAAGATTTTTGTACTAGAATCGGAAGATTCTGAAGAATATTTATGTACTTACAATATTGAGCTTCAAGGAAGTAGTGCTAGAGTGCTTCCTAACACGATACTCTTGCATAGAAAGAAAGAGACTAATACTCTATACACAATTAACAGTCTTAATCTGTTGATTAAATCTCTAAACGAAGGTATTCTCGATACTACGTTTAAAGTCGAATGGCAAAACTACAGAAACACTGTACTCCTATCACAAGGAGACGAGCTTAAGAAGCTTTCTACAAAAATTTACAGAATAGTCAACATTTAGTTGCTAGATTGAAAATTTCTTTTTATTTTTCCTTAGTCAAATAATTCTTAATTAAAAAAAAAGTTATGGGAATGGATCTCAGCACCATTAAGTCTAAATTAAGCGCATTGCAAAACCAAAAACAGGGCGGACAGAAAAGAGATATGTCTCTTATTCTCTGGAAGCCAGCAGTAGGAAAGCATTCTGTACGAATTGTTCCTGCTATGTGGGATAAGTCAAATCCTTTTAAGGAAGTTTTCGTACACTACGGTATTGGTAACCGTACTATGATTTCTTTAGCAAATTTTGGCGAAAAAGACCCTATTGTAGAGTTTGCTAAACAACTAGCTACTACGGGCGATAAGGAGAATTGGATGATGTCACGTAAGCTTGAACCAAAGATGCGTGTATTTGCTCCTGTAATTGTACGTGGGGAAGAAGAGAAAGGAGTTCGTCTCTGGGAATTCGGTAAGCAAATTTATGCCGAACTACTCAGCCTTGCTGATGATCCAGATGTTGGTGATTATACCGATGTAATCCAGGGTCGTGATATTACTATTGAAACTACAGGTCCTGAAAGTAACGGAACTAGTTTTAATCAGTCCAAAGTACGCGTACGTACTAAAACAACTCCTCTTTCAGACAATGCTGCAGAGGTAGAAAAGTGGTTAAATAATCAACCCGAAGTATTTTCTATCTTTAAGAAGTACTCTTACGACGAAATGAAAGAATCATTGTTCTCTTGGTTAAATCCAGAAGAAACTGCAGAGAAAGCAGCTGCACCAGAGGCAGAAGCTCCTAAGCCCGCTGTTCCGCCTGCTTCTTTTACTCTCAATGCAAAACCAAAAGTAAGCATTGATGACGAATTTGATGAGCTTTTCAAGTAATAGCTTACTGCCTATAGAGCAGTGAATTAAGAAAAATAATCGGTAATTGCAAATAAAATAAATAAGAGTATGTCGAAAGCAAATAAAGCTTCACTTAACGAAAGTGTTGCAGGTGCTTTGAAAGGTTCTTTTGACCTTGAGAAGTTTATTCAAGCTAAAAATCTATCTAGTACTTCCATCAAAATGAAAGAACAAAGGTGGATTCCTTTATCACAAGCTTTTCAAGACTGCTTGTCTATCCCAGGTATTCCTATCGGACATATTACCTTACTAAGAGGTCATTCTGATACAGGAAAAACCACCGCATTACTAGAAGCAGCAGTAAATGCCCAGAAAATGAGCATCTTACCTGTTTTTATTATTACGGAGATGAAGTGGAACTGGGAACATGCCCGGCAGATGGGTCTACAGTTTGAAGACGTACCAGACAGTAACGGTGTGGTATCGGATTATAAAGGTTTTTTTATATACATTGATAGAGAGAGATTAAATACCATTGAAGACGTTGCTGCTTTTATTGCTGATCTACTTGATGAGCAAAAGAACGGAAGGCTTCCACACGATCTACTGCTTCTATGGGATTCTGTAGGATCTATTCCTAGCAGGTTATCTGTTGAGTCTAATAAGAATAATAACGAGTGGAATGCAGGTGCAATGTCTCAGCAGTTTGGTAACTTTATCAATCAGAAAATTGTACTATCCCGCAAGCAAAGTCAACCCTACACTAATACCATGCTTGCAGTAAATAAAATCTGGGTAGCTAAAGCAGAAAATATTATGGCGCAGCCTAAAATGAAAAATAAAGGCGGCGACACTATGTACTTTGATTCTTCTTTGATTATCACGTTCGGTAATGTAACTAATTCCGGGACTAATAAAATAAAAGCTACTAAGAACGGTAAGGATGTAGAGTTTGCAAAGCGAACTAAGGTTAGTTGCGATAAAAACCACGTTAATGATGTAACATCTACCGGAAGGGTCATTATGACTGCTCACGGTTTTATCGATGATACTAAACAAGCTATTGATGCTTACAAAAAGCAATACTCAAAAGACTGGTTAAAGACTTTAGGGTCTACAGATTTTGATGTAGTGATAGAAACCGACGAAGATAATAAAGATATCTTTGACGTATCAGAGGAATAACCTTATCTTTAGCTAAAATAGGTTATGACAAGAATTAATGTAGGTATTCCTCCTATAGAATTAACAAATAAGCATTTGATTGCTGAACATAGGGAATTAAAACGTATTCCTAATGTTGTAGCAAAAGGTAGGTGTAATCTTAACAACATACCAACACAGTTTACTCTCGGTAAAGGTCACGTATCTTTCTTTTATGATAAGCTCGGCTACTTAAGAGATAGGTACGTTGGCCTTTACAACGAGTGTTTAAACAGGGGCTTTAATGTGCAGAGCTATCTAGTATCTTGGGACGGAGTTCCACAGGAATTAATGAATGGATACATTCCTACTATCAAGGATATTGAAATAATTCGAGAAAGAATAGCTGAAAGGTTGGCTAATCCTATCGCTAAACAAAAGAAAAATGGACTACAGAAAGATGTTCGAGCAGATGGAGAAAGAGCCGGAAGTACATTTACACAGGAATAGTAAAGTTTTAATTGTAGATTCTCTTAATACTTTCTTACGTAACTTTGTAGCTATTCATCATATTAATCCAGTCGGCAATCATGTTGGAGGATTAGGAGGATTTTTAAAATCTATAGGAGCTGTAATTAGACAGATTCAACCCACCAGAGTAATACTAGTTTTTGACGGACAGGGAGGTTCTACCAACAAAAGGTACCTGTACCCTGACTACAAAGCTAACCGCCATATTACTAAAATCTCTAACTGGGATGCATTCGACAGTCAAGAAGAAGAGTCAGAGTCAATAACGAGTCAAATCATACGACTTATTGACTACCTTAAGTGCTTACCGGTAGACTTAATTGCTATTAATAAGATTGAAGCAGACGATGTTATTGGCTACCTAGCACAGAAATTTTCTGAAAAAGTAGTTATACTTTCTACCGATCAAGACTATCTACAACTCACTTCTAATAATACCAGTATTTATTCCCCTGTTAAAAAGGTTATCTATAGCCCTCAGCAGGTTCTAAAGGAGTATGGTATACCACCACATAACTTTTTAACCCATAAGGTTATCGTAGGGGATAAGGGGGATAACGTGCCTGGAGTAAAAGGTATTCAAATTAAGACTCTGCTAAAAATGTTTCCTAGTCTAGCTAGCGAAAAGAAAGTTAGTCTAGAAGATCTACTACAGGAGTGTAACGGAAAAGATAAAAAATTTGTAGATATTATTAACTTTAAAGCTCAGCTACAGATTAATAAACAACTAATGGATTTACACAATCCTAACATTCCGGAAGAAGATGTAGCTAGATTAGATTTTCTTATTGCTAATCCGACTATAAGCTATACTCCTGAAAAGTTTGTAGACTTGTATAAAGAGGATTTGCTAGGAAAGACTTTACTCAATCCGCAGATGTGGTTAAATGAAACTTTTACTAAACTATTGCAGTATAAGTTGAAAGATTAATAAAAATAAGTTAAATTAAGTTATGAGTGTTTTAAATTAGTTGATATTTATTATAAATTTAAATATGAACTATCGAAAACTTTGGGAAAAACACTACGGCCCTATCCCGGTAGACGAACAAGGTAGGAGTTACGAGATACATCATGTTGACGGAAACAGAAAAAATAACTCTTTAGAAAATTTAAAATGTATTACCATAGAGGATCACTATAAAATACATTTAGAGCAGGGAGATGAAATTGCATGTCACGCCATAAGGTTACGAATGGAAAAAGAGACTCTGAAAGGGTGGCATCATACAGAAGAAATGAAAGAACATTTCAGTAAAATCAGAAAAGGAGTAAAACACTCTTTAGAAAGAAATAGAAGAATAAGTAGTACTAGAACCGGTATGAAACATTCCGAAGAAACTAAGACAAAAATAGGGGAAGCTCGTAAAACAGCAATTATACATAATGAAACAGGGGCTGTTTTTGAATCTGGAAAGCATGCTGCAAAAATACTGGGATTAACTCCGGGAACTATTACAGGCCGGTTAAAAAAAGGAGAATTTAGTTTTATTACAAAACAGGAATATGAAAAAAGAAGTAAAACTAAAATTCAATTACGTATAGAAAAGTATAGTACTCTTAGAAAAAAAGTACAGCATGTAGCTACCGGAGAGGTATATGAATCTGCAGCAGAAGCAGCAAAAACTTTCAACATAGCTCCGAGTAATATGAGCTATTACGTAAGAAAAAAAGTTTTTAGTTACATATAGAAGTTTTATATTTAAACAAACAACATAAACATGGTTTTGAATCAGCTGAACCAATACGGGGTAAGTTTTCAGATTAAGGTACTATCAAGCTTACTAAAGCATAAAGAGTTTTTACAAGGTATCTACGATATCTTAGAGGAAGATTATTTTGATAACCCCGCTCACAAATGGATTGTAGAAGAGATTCTTAAGTACTACTACAAGTATAATACCTCTCCGACTCTTGACGTACTGCAGGTAGAGGTTAAAAAAATTGATAACGAAGTACTGAAGGTTTCTGTTATCGAGCAATTAAAAGAAGCTTATAAAGCCTCTAACGAAGATAGAGAGTTTGTAGAACAGGAATTTGCTAATTTCTGTAAGAACCAACAACTTAAAAAAGCCCTGCTCTCCTCGGTGGAGCTTCTTGAAAAAGGGCAGTACGATGATATTAGATACCTTATTGATACTGCATTAAAAGCAGGGTCTGATAAAAATATTGGACACGAGTACGAAAAGGACACTGAAACTCGTTATAGACTAGAAGAAAGAAGTCCTGTTGCTACACCATGGGAACATATTAACGTATTACTTGAAGGAGGATTAGGTTCAGGAGACCTCGGTATTGTCTTCGGTAATCCAGGCGGAGGTAAGAGCTGGATGTTAACAGCCTTGGGAGCTATGGCAGTTTCTGCAGGACGTACAGTATGTCACTACACTTTAGAGTTATCAGAAGCCTACGTAGGTAAGAGATATGATGCAGTATTTACCGGGATTCGAATTCAAGAGTTAGGCCTGCATAGAGCAGAGGTAGATGCTGCTATTAATAAACTACCCGGTAAGCTTATTATCAAGGAGTTTCCAATGGGTAAAGCGTCTATATCTACTATTGAAAGCCATATTCAGAAAACTGCAGATCTCGGTCATAAACCTGATCTTATTATTATTGACTACGTAGATTTGCTAAAGTCTAAGAGAAAGTCAATAGACAGGAAAGATGAAATTGACGATGTCTATATATCTACTAAAGCTCTAGCCCGGGAATTAAAAATACCTGTATGGACAGTATCTCAGGTGAATAGGGCTGGTGCAAAAGACGATGTTATTGAAGGAGATAAAGCAGCAGGTTCATATAATAAGATTATGATCGCCGATTTTGCTATGTCTCTTTCTAGAAAAAGGCTAGACAAGGTAAACGGAACAGGAAGAGGACATATTATGAAAAATAGATATGGTGCCGATGGAATGACTTATCCTATGAAAATTAACACAGAGAATGGTAATATTGAAATCGAAGCACGTGAAATCGGAGAAGATGAATTAACTCCGGAAGGATCAGTGATTCCAGGAAAGACTCCTGTAACTGGATTTAGTACAGAAGAACGAAATTATTTACAGCAAAAATTCTTTGAATTAGGGAAATAGTCTATTTATTACTATAAAACTGCCTTAATATGAGTCTTATTACACTTTACGACGAGAAAAAATCAGCCTTTGGGCCTCCTCCAGTACAGGATACTTATGAGCAGTTCGTTTTCAATATGGAAAGGAACGGAACTAATGATCTTGTCGAAAGAAATCAGGTTGATCCTACGTTTAGACCTCCTCTTCCTGAAGATTCGTATATCGCTCAGACATTCAAGCAGAATGCAGGAGCAAGCAGATTACTTTAATTTTTAGTAAATAGGTTTTGAATCTTTCTGAGAATCTTTTGATTTTTAGCTGAAATACCTATCTTTAGCTAATAGTACTGTCTGTAACAGTTAGGGTAGTTTGAACGTAGTATTGAAATTTTAAAAATATAGATAAACATTTAAATGATGGAAGTAAGTAAGAGTATTTTGTCGGATCTAACAGTCTACATGAAATATGCAAAATTCAATCCCGAAAAAGAAAGAAGGGAAAGCTGGAAAGAGTTAGTCGACAGGAATAAAGGTATGCATTTAAAAAAATTTCCGCAGCTAGCTGAAGAGATTGAAGAAAACTATAGATTTGTCTACGAAAAGAAAGCACTTCCTTCTATGAGGTCTATGCAATTCGCCGGTAAACCTGTCGAGATCAGTCCTAACCGTATTTATAATTGCGCTTATTTACCGATTGACGATTGGAGAGCTTTTGGAGAGGTAATGTTTTTGCTTCTAGGCGGTACAGGGGTAGGATACTCTGTTCAAAAACACCATGTAGAGCAGCTACCGGAAATAAGAAAACCAGATTCTAAGAAGCATAGACGTTTTTTGATTGGCGATAGTATTGAAGGGTGGGCCGATGCAGTAAAAGTACTGGTTAAATCGTATTTCGAAGGTGGGACAACTCCTATATTCGATTTTTCTGATATCCGTCCAAAAGGAGCAGCGTTAATAACTTCAGGAGGTAAAGCTCCTGGTCCTCAACCTCTTAAAGAGTGTTTGATTAAGGTTCAAGGAATTCTAGATAGTAAAGAAACTAACGATAAATTAACTCCGAGCGAAGTACATGACATGGTATGTCACATTGCTGATGCAGTACTTGCAGGAGGTATACGTAGAGCAGCTCTTATCAGTCTATTTAGTGCTGATGATGAAGATATGATTGCTGCTAAATCCGGTGCTTGGTGGGAGCTCCATCCTCAACGAGGCCGTGCCAATAATTCAGCAGTTCTCCTCAGAAGCAAAGTAACAGAGGAGTTCTTTTCTGACTTATGGGAGAAAATTAAAGCTAGTGGAGCTGGTGAACCCGGGATTTATTTTAATAACGACAAGGATTGGGGTACTAACCCGTGCTGTGAGATTGCTTTACGTCCTTTTCAGTTTTGTAACCTCTGTGAGGTAAATGTTTCTGATGTAGTAGATCAAGAAGACTTGAATGCAAGAGTAAAAGCTGCTACTTTTATTGGAACTTTACAAGCCTCGTACACTAACTTTCACTACCTAAGACCAGTATGGCAACGTACTACCGAGAAAGATGCTTTGATTGGTGTAGGTATGACTGGAATTGGATCTGGTGCTGCACAGAAGTTAAATTTAAAAGAAGCTGCTGAAATAGTAAAGCAGGAAAACGACAGAGTAGCTAAGTTACTCGGTATTAACTCTGCCGCAAGGTGTACTACTATTAAACCTTCCGGTACTTCTTCTCTGACTTTAGGTACTTCAAGCGGTATTCATGCTTGGCATAACGATTACTACCTTCGTAGGATTAGAGTCGGTAAGAACGAATCAATTTATACTCACCTGTTGATAAATCATCCAGAACTTATTGAAGACGAGTACTTCCGTCCACACGATACTGCTGTAATTTCAGTACCGCAAAAAGCACCAGAAGGTGCTATACTGAGGCATGAATCTGCTTTGGATCTTTTAGAAAGGGTTAAGCATTTTTACCAAAACTGGATTAAACCTGGACATAGAACAGGAAGTAATACTCACAATATTTCTGCTACAGTCTCTATAAAAGCAGAAGAATGGGAAGAGGTAGGTAAGTGGATGTGGGAGAACAGAAAGTTTTATAACGGACTTTCAGTACTACCTTACGACGGCGGAACCTATATTCAAGCTCCATTTGAAGACTGTACAGAAGAGATTTATAACGAAAAAATGAAAAGCCTGCACAAGGTAGATCTCTCCCAAGTTATAGAATTTGTAGACAATACAAACTTAGCCGGAGAAGCAGCTTGTGCAGGAGGAGCTTGTGAGGTTGTATAACTAGTAAAAATTAAAATAGGTACAAACTACTATGCAACCACATTATAGAGACGGTTTTATAGAAGAAATTCACTACCACAAAGAGAGAGGGCAGATTATATTTACTGCCCTTTTTCACATTCAAAGAGGTAAGTGCTGTGGAAATGGATGCTCTAGCTGTCCTTTTGAACCAAGACATAAAAGAAATAGCGATAAAGTAGCAGAAAAATTTGCTTATTTAGAAGAAAAACCGTAAATTTAAGTAAAGGTATATCCCATCTTATTAAAAAGTTATTAAAATGCCTAAGTTTCAATCAACAAAAGTTTTTGACGGTTATAGTTGTGTATTCCGTCAATGGAAAGCAGCAGGTACCCACTGCAGGTTCATGCATGGATATGGAATATCCTTTAGAGTATGGTTTCAGGGTGATTTAGATCACCGTAATTGGGTTTGGGATTTCGGAGGTATGAAACGTGCTCAAGGTACTATCGACGGAATGAATCCTAAAGCGTGGATGGATTATATGTTCGACCATACAACCCTTGTAGCCGAAGACGATCCTTTCTTGTCAGAATTTCAAAAAATGCATGAGCAAGGTATTATTCAATTAAGAGTTATTCCTGGCGTCGGAGCGGAGCAATTTGCAAAATTTATTTTTGAGAAAATTAATACTTTTGTACAGGTAGAGACCGAGGGTAGAGTACGGGCTGCAAAGGTTGAATTTATGGAACACAGTAAAAATACCGCCATATATGCAGAATAAAAAATCTACCAAGAACAGTAAGAAAAAAGAATTTATTGAAAAGGCTGAACAAGCTCCTCCTCCCTATACAGAAGGGCATTGGGAAGAGAGTATGTTAGAAAATGATAGCTACTACGATATAGACATTATTAATAAAGCAAATAGACCTGTATTCAGGAATATAGAAAAGTGGGAAAAAAAGTACGCTGAAGCTAGTAGCTGGTTAGGTAAATGGTATTGTCAAATTCAGATTGATAAGTATAGAGCTAAGTTACAACATTATAAATAAACTATGGTAGAAGTAATTAGTCACACACTAGGCTTTTGTGGAGATAGTCATCCCTCACTTGCTGCTTTTTTGTTGGAAACACCCCAATTAAATCCTATATTCACCTATATAAAAACATTATTCAGATGAGAAAGTTCTTAGTCTATTGTCTAATAGCCGTTGGTGCTATAGTTGTACCTTATATTTGCATAGCTCTTATAACATGGGAGTCTAGTATTGTTAGTTGGGGATGGATTGGAAGGCTATGCTTTGTGTTATGGACTTTGGCTATAGCTAACGCAACTTATAATAAACTTAAAAAAGAAAAATTTTTATAAATGAGTAAAATAGATTCAAGTAAACTTTTAATTAGTTCAGACTTTTATTCTGTACAAGGAGAGGGAATCTCCTCTGGAGTACCTTCTTACTTTGTTCGTCTAGGTATCTGTAACTTAACTTGCGGAATGTCTCGTCAGTTTGCTAACCAACTTGCTAAAGAACAAAAGCTTGAAGACGGTGAAATATTCGTCGGTGATTTACAGGCTGAAGGTAAAGCAACTTGGACTTGTGATTCTACAAGCCAATGGTTGTGGAGAGGCGAAGATAAAGAATTTGACTATCTAATTAAACGCTGGAAAGATGAAGGTATTTACGATGATATTCTAAACGGTGTAATTCATATTATTTGGACGGGTGGAGAACCAACAATTAAAGGTCATCAGCAAGCAATTGTTAACTTCACTAACTACTGGTTAGGTAAACATCTTGATAATACTGTTAGTCCGTTCTATGAAATTGAAACAAACGGTACAGTTAAAATTGAAGACAAGCTATTCACTATGCTTGATCAAATTAACTGCTCACCCAAGCTATCCAATTCAGGACTAGAAGCTAAACAACGTATCAACGAAGCCGCTATTAGGCGAGTAATGGAACATAAAAATTATCAATTTAAATTCGTAATCAGCAATGAAGAAGATGTATTGGAACTTTTTAGGGACTTTGTCGTACCATTTAGCATACCTCTTAAAAATGTAGTTTGCATGCCTGGTTTGGATGATGTAGCTAACTTTGAAGAGCGTACACAGTTCGTTCTTGAAATGGCTAAGAAATATAAATTCCGTGGATTGACTAGATTACATATTGCTGCTTGGAATAAAACATTGAATGTATAGTGAATGTTCCTTATCTAATATTAGGAGTAGTAGTAACCTTTGCAGTACCGCTAGGTATGTTGAAGTTAGCCATGTGGTATGCAGATAAACAAGATAAAAACCAATGAATATGCCACAAACAGAAAATTGTATAATATGTGGAGGTGAAACTCCATACACTGTCGATACTCACATTGATTTTAGATACGGCTACATTAAAGGAATGGGTCAACTCTGCAGACTTTGCTACGATAACCCAGAAGAAAAGACACATTTCTTCATTCCAAAGAAGATAATTCACGATACACCTAACGATCAAGAACTAGGAAAAAAAGTAAGACACCTATATTATGCAAACAACAGCTGAAAGTTTTTACGAAGCAATTAAGCATGTAGGCGCAGGAAGCCTCTACTACTTAGTTCGTAAGAAAGGTTCTAATACTGAATTTGTTTTTGAACCTCTTATGATAGATGCCCGTAATAGAGATTTGACTATTAAGATTCTACAAAGAGCTATGAATGAACCTAATTTTATAGCTTTTCCAGGAACTCCAGAAGCTTATAACTTTATGAGAGAGACAGTTGCTAATTCAGAAGAGAAGTAGTATCTTTATAGTATGACATTTACAATAGGTTCTGAACACGTTTATGTAGCTATTATTTTAATCCTAATGGCTATACAAGTTTGGCAGTGGAGAGTAATTTTTAAGTTTCAAAAAGAATGCGACCATCTCTGGACCCAGCTCGGAACTTTAGCTGCTAGTCTAGCTGCACAAATAATATCTATGCAGCAGGAGATTAGTAAGAAAGAAGATAAAAAAATCGGTTAAAGAGCTAATCGATTCATAAAATAATACGCTCTATATTTTAATTATTTTAACAATGAAAAAACAAGCAGTATTATCACTGTCAGGTGGAATGGACTCAAGTTCTCTCCTTCTTCACCTTCTTGCAAACGGTTATGAAGTAACAGCTCTTAGCTTTGACTACGGACAAAAACATAGAGTAGAGCTTGAAAGAGCTAAATCTCTGATCGAGTATCTTAATTCAGACTGTACTACTCCTTATGTGAGACACCAGGTAATTAAGATTGACGGTATTACTCAACTACTCAATTCAGCCCTTGTAGAAGGCGGATGGGATATACCCGAAGGACACTACGAACAGGATAATATGAAAGATACTGTAGTACCTAACCGTAATAAAATTTTTAGCTCGCTTATTCAGGCGGTAGCTTTATCAATTGCCACTAAAAATGAAACAGAAGTTAAAATCGCTATGGGTATTCATGCAGGCGATCATGCTATCTACCCGGACTGCCGTCAAGAATTCCGTGATGCAGATGATACCGCTTTTAGGGTTGGTAACTGGCATGCTGATCGCGTTTCTTATTACACGCCTTATTTGGAAGTTAATAAGTTCGATATTTTAAAAGACGGTCTCGAGTGTTGTGAGAAGCTTGGTATTAACTTTGATGAAGTATACAAAAGAACCAATACAAGCTATAAACCTATTTGGATTCCTAAAGCTCAGACATTAGATGGAGACATAGTTCTGTATGAATCGAAAGAAGGGTACTGGTTTAGCGACTATAAATCAGCAGCATCAGTAGAGCGTATTGAAGCATTTATTAAACTAGGACGTCCTGATCCTGTAGATTATGCTGATGAAAGAGGTCCTGTTAGCTGGGAAGTAGCTAGAGCACACGTTGAAAATGTATTAGCAGAACATAATAAATAAAAGATGATACAGATTAGTCACGAAATTCCAAAGCAGTTATTTCCTTACCACGATTTAATTAGCGATTACCCTTACGTGTTAGGTCATTTGCTAAATCAAGATAAGGAGTATGCAGAGTTTTATAAAGAGAAGTTACAAACAGCCCCTTATTCTATCCTAGACAATTCTGCTTTTGAATTAGGGCAGTCTATTCCAATGGAAGAGTTATATGAGTTAGGAGAGGCGTACAAGCCTACTCACCTCGTACTTCCGGATAAGGTAAACGATCATGATCAGACCGTAAGCAATGCTATAAAATACCTCGATGAGTTTGCGTCTGATAAGTTAAATTATATCGGCGTATGTCAAGGAGAGACTTTTGATCAAATTGCTGATTGCATTGATTTGTATATGCAAAAAAATGTAGATATTATTGCATTACCTTTTGATCTAGTACCTGATTCAGATTACGTAACAGTTAGGTTTAGGTTTCTAAACTGGTGGTATGCTAATAGGTTTAAGTTTTCAGGTAAAATGCCTAAATTCCACCTACTAGGATGTCAAAACCCTGTCGAATTTATACTCTATAAGTATAATCAGAGGCATATAACTAACCTCATATATTCCCTAGATACAAGTTCCCCTGTCGTAAACGGGTGGGTAGGTAGTGAACTAGGTCCTCACGGGTTAACTACTCCTAAACCTAAAGCTAAGCTTGCTGATAATCTTGATATCGAGTTAAAAGAAGAGCAGTTAGATTTAATTTTTAAAAACGTAAAAACTTTTAGAAATTATTTGTAGCTTTTAAATATTTATTACAGTAAAAGCTGCGGCAACAGCTATAAACTTTTGGCTCGAGGTTTAATTGAGTATTGCCGTACTCTCTTAGACTAAGAGCCAATTTTTTACTGTATGGACTATCAAAAAATTTACGATCAGATTATTGAAAAAGCTAAGAAAGAGTGCCGTAGTAGGGGAAACGGGTCTTACTACGAAGCTCACCATATACGTCCTAAGTTTTTAGGCGGAGAAGGAAAAGCCCATCAATGGAAATGGCATCCTAACCTTGTACTGTTAACTGCTCGAGAGCATTTTTTATGTCATTGGCTACTAGCACGAATATACCCTACAAATAAGAAAGCAGTCTACACTTTTTACAAAATGTGTAATAGCGGGAACCAGTACCAGAAGAGAGGTAAGGCTGGTAACAGGGTATACGAAGAAGCGAAAGAACTTTTTTCTAAATCAGATAGAACACTATCTCAAGCAGCAAGGCTTAAAAGATCTGAAATAGCTAAGCAAAATCCTTCTAGAGGTATGCTAGGTAAATTTCATTCTAGAGAGACGATTGAAAAAATAAAGCAGAGTAATAGGGATAAAAAACGCTCGGACGAAACTAAAAAAAAGATGTCTGAAAGCAAGAAAGGAAAGCCTAGCAATAACAAAGGTAACGTAGGTAAATACGTCCATTCTGAAGAAACAAAAGAAAAGATGAGGTTAGTAATTCGAAAAAAACGGATTAGCAAGCCTAGAGGTCCTTATAAAAAAGTTGGAAAGTTAAATAAAATACCTTAATTTAATAAAAAACAAAGTTTATGTCAATTAATAACATGTCAGATGCCGCCGCTAAATCTCTTGGCTCGGCCAACTCGTATGCTGTCTATACAGACCAGTTTGATGCTTCACAACTTAATCCTATGCCGCGTATTCTTGCACGTCAAGATTGGGGTATTAAAGGAGATGAATTTGTAGGATATGATGTATGGCATTGCCACGAAGCTACTTTCCTGCTTAACAATGGTCTTCCTCTAGCAGGTACATTGAAAATAGTATGTCCTGCAAGTTCTGAATTTATGGTAGAGTCTAAATCCTTTAAGCTCTACTTGAATACGTTTGACATGTGTAAGATGGGAGCTACTATTCCTGAAGCTGTTGCTAATTATGAAAACCAAGTAAAGAAGGATATTAGCGCCTGTATTGGAGCCCCCGTAGAAGTCGCTTTCTTCGGTTCTGGAGACGATGAAATGCTAGAAGGTAACCCAACAGAAGGTTTTATTGATCTATACGGTTATATTTCGGATAAAGAATTAGCTTCTATGGAAATAAGCGACTACAACGCTTCAGGGAAGTATGAGATTGTAGCACAAGACGGTGAAGCAAGTGAAGATATCTCTTTCTTTACTAACATACTTAGGTCTCGCTGCAGGCATACAAAGCAAAAAGATACTGGAGCTGCTTATTTTCAGATTATAACTAAAGAAGGATCAATTAAAGAAAAAGAACTTTTGAAGTTAGTTATCTCCCTACGGGAAGTAAACGAGTTTCATGAGTTTTGTGCAGAAAAGCTCTATACTGAGATTATGTCTAACCCTCTAGTACAGGATTGCTGCGTAATGCTACTTTATGCACGAAGAGGGTCTCTAGATATCTGTCCAGTACGTGCAAGTAAAGAAGCACTTATTCCGGTAGCTTTAAGGTCTAAAAACTATTACACTAAAAAAGCAATGGGACAGTAATGAAAGTATGTAAAGACTGGGGAGTACTTATCTCGCAGACCGGATCAGAAGTTATTGCTATAAGTAAAGAGACTGGGTTTCTCCCCAGTCTTCTTATTACCAATAACATACGTAAGATGCCCCTAGAGACCTTAAAATCTCTTGTAGAATTAGGGGTGACCGTAAAAGAGATGCCGTTTAGACCTACTCTAGAAGATTATCTTATTCCAGAACTACTAGAAAAGAAGTTAATTACGTTGCATGGCTTTTTGAGAATACTACCTCCAGAGTTATTTCAGTACTTAACTGGCAAGATTTACAACGGACATCCTGGACTGATTACTTATTTTCCAGAGTTAAAAGGAAAAGATCCTCAAATCAGGGCTTGGGAAGGAAAGTATGATACTATCGGATCTGTAGTACACAAAGTAACAGAAGGAGTTGACGAAGGAGAGGTAGTGAGATTCGCTGCTATTTCAAATACTGCACAGAGTTTAGACGATATGTACAACCTACTTCGCGGAACTTCCCTCGATTCCTGGATAAGATTTTTCAAAAATAATTGGAACTTCGAATAAAGGTACTTACTTTTACTAAAACATTCTCATGAAAATACTAATTGGTTCGCATGGAACCGGTAAAACTACCTTACTTAAGGAAGTACCTACTCGGTTTCCTGATTACTACGTTACAGACGGATTCTCAAGGCCTGTTACTAAGATTGCTAAATACTTAGAGTTTACTAATAACGAAAAGCAGTTTGTAATTAACGAATTATCTGCTTGGGCTTATCAAAATTACTTATCTCATAAGAATGTAATAAGTACTCGAAGTATTGTAGACTGTATTATATACTCTCAAATTGTAGCTCCTGACGTGGATGTTACTGGAATGTTAGAGCTATTTCAGCAAACTAAGCACCAAGTGGAATACTTTTTCTATATTCCTATTGAGTTTGACTACGTAATAGACGACGAAAGGCCAGGCGGTGTTTGGCAGGAATTACAGGTTAAGATTGATAGAGTTATACAAGATTTTATTAAGGAGCATATTCCTGCAGAAAAAATCGTAACTTTAACAGGAACGGTAGAACAGCGTCTAAATCAAATTTCTAATTACTTATAAAATACGTATGAATAGAGACAAACACATAAACATCGAAGAATTAGAATTAGCGCAAGCAGGTCATGCTAATGGTATTAGTACTTACCTAAGAGATGCTATTTTAAGAGGAGAGCACTCCCTGACTGATAGCGATAAGTACTATATTATTGAAGAAGCAGCAAAGCATTACGGTAACTTCTTAACTGCATTGGGTGTGGATTGGGAGAATGATCCTAATAGTTCTAATACTCCGAGAAGAGTAGCTAAAGCTTATGTAAATGATAAATTCGCCGGCAGGTTTAATCCTCTAGCGGAGATAACAAGTTTTCCTAGTGATGGATATACCGGAATAGTGCAGGAAAGTAATATACCTGTTACTAGTGTTTGTAGTCACCATCATGAAACGATTTCTGGTCTTGTATCGATTGCGTATATCCCTAGTGAGAACGGAAGAGTGGTAGGGTTGAGTAAGCTGAACCGTATTGTAGAGCATTTTGGAAGAAGGGGAGCAATTCAAGAACAGTTGACTGTAGCTATACACAATGCTGTAAATAAAATCTGCGAAGGGAACCTAGGTGTAGCTGTCATGGTAAATGCTACTCATAACTGTGTTAGTTGTAGAGGAATTAAACACCAAGGTGCTTCTATGCAAACCACAAAGCTATCAGGATGTTTCTTAGAAGAAGATTCAGCAAGAGCGGAGTTCTATAAGAATATTGACTTAGCTGTAAAGTAAGTTAAAAATTTATATGAAAACAGAGGAATTTAATTCAAAGAAACCTTCCGAAGGACTTGGCGATGTTATTGCTAAGATAACTAATGTTCTCGGTATTGATAAGTTAGCCGAGAAGGTAGCACGTTTTTTCGGTAAAGAGGATTGCGGTTGTGAGAGGAGAAAACGTACGTTAAATAAAAAATTTCCATTTAAAAAGAAATAATATGCTAAATTCAAAACAGATCTTAGAGGAAAACTTACTTAAGGTAGAGGATTCTAAAGGCAAACCTGCACAAGTAGGTTATGATTTATCACTTAAAGAAGTACAGCGAATAGGTATTAGTGTTGAGGGTATGGCTAATAGTATTTACTCTGATAATAAAATAGGTAAAGTACTAAAAGACAAAACTGAATTAACTACCTATACAGCTGTCGATACTAAACAAGTAGACGGAGTAGAAGGATGGTTACTATATCCAGGAACTTACGATATCACCTTTTGGGAAGGATGTAAAATTCCTGCAAACAGAACAGCTTTTATTAAGCAGCGTTCATCTCTGTGGCGTAACGGTACATTGATTAACTCTCCAGTATTTGATCCAGGATTCGAAACAGAGAATATGGGTACTATCATGCTTGTTACTGAAACTATTTTTATTGAAGAGGATGCTAGAGTAGCTCAGATTTATTTTCATGAATGCAGTCCTGTAGAAGAGCTCTATGACGGGCAGTGGCAAAACGATAAGCAGAGAAGTTCAAGTCTATAAAACATAAACTATGCAACCGAAAGAAAGTAAATCAACTTGGCACTTCAATATCAGCTTGATTAAATCAGGAGTACGAATATGCGCTGGTATCGCTTTAATGTACGCCGATCAGTGGTATTTCAATACAGCCGGAGGGCTATTGATTGGAGCTGAGATACTTGGTATAGTAGAAGAATTTTAAAACGCTAGTAGGTAAGTGTAGTAAGCTAAAGAATTAGTATGGTACAACAAAAAAGTTATGTAACTGTAAACAGCAAAGAAACTTTAAAAGAACTAATTCAACACATTAGGGAAAATGAGTACATAGCTTTCGATACCGAGACTGATAGTCTGAACCCGCGTAAAGGGCGTATTATAGGATTTTCTGTCTCCGGAGAGGTAGGTAAAGGTTTTTATATGCCTACTATGATATGGAATGTAGACCGATTAGAGGAAGTACAGATAGAAGGTAAAGGAGCGCATGAATTAACTAAGTTTGTTATTAATCAACTCATAAATAAAAAACTTATATGCCATAACGCCTCTTTCGACTTACGGTATGTAAAGTGTTTTTATGGGATTAATTTGCTTCCTTCTCTTCATGCAGATACTTCTTTACTAGTACATACAGTAAAAGAAGAAGGAGCTTTCGGATACGGTAGTCCGTTTGGTTTGAAACCGATTGCTATAATGGTACAGAAAGAAATTGGATTGGATGTTGAGAAGGAAGCTAATGAAGAGCAGGTAGCATTGAAGGATAGTATTAAAGCTAATGGCGGATCTACTTCTAAGGAGAGTTACGAAATTTACAAAGCAGACCTAGAGATTTTATCTAAGTATGCAGCAGCCGATACTGACTTGACTCTACGTATCTATAAGCATTTCTTAGAAGTGTTAATCAAAGAAGGTCTAGATAAGTTTTTCTTTGAAGAGGAAGTTATGCCTGTTTATAGAGAGGTTACTATACCAATGGAAGAACACGGTATAAGGTTAGATATCCCTCTAATTCAAGAAACTAGAGACAGAATAGCTAAGGACTTAGAAGAGCAGTCTGTCTTGGTAGTTCAAGAACTATTAAAAGAGCCTAAAGTCAGGGGTTGGATTATAGATCAGGCTGTAGAAGCTTACCCTCCTAAGAGTAAAGGTATTTTTGCACAAAGACTGCTTGAGCATAATAACATAGAATTACCTAAATCAGAAAAAACAGGTAAGTTTACGATTAACAAAGCAGCTGTATCTGGACTTCCTAACTCAGCTCTTAAAGATTTTCTAATAACTGGCGATACAACCTACCTAACTAAAGATCAAATAGTAAGAACTAGCCTCTCTCTTTGGAAAGAAGATAATAGTGGGCAGTTTTTTAATATTCAGTCTAAGGATCAAATGGGTAAAATAGCTTTTAATGTTCTAGGCGAAAAACCTATTTCGTCAACTACTAAAGGTAAAGCACAGTTCGACGAAGATATGATTCAGTCTATTAAAGACAAATATACTTGGGCAAAACACCTTCGTTTATACAACAAGCTTACTAAGATTAAAACTGCGTATGTAGATCGATTTTTAGATTCAGCAGAAGATGGTAAGTTTTACCCGTACTTTAAGCAAAACGGCACCGTATCGGGACGTTATGGATCGGATATGCAGCAATTACCTAAACCTCTTGAACCAGGACAGGATGAAGAAATGATTATGAACTATACTAACCTAGTTCGAGCGTTCTTTATTGCAGACGAAGGTACTAAGGTTTTAGATACTGACTATGCTTCACTAGAACCTAGAGTATTCGCTACTGTGGCAGGTGATCAGGGATTAAAAGATATCTTTAACAACGATCTTGACTTTTATTCTCACATTGCTATAAAAACTGAAAAATTAGAAGGAGTTAGTGCCCACACAAAAGCTCCTAACTTCCTTAAAAAAGTAGATCCGGTTAAAAGACAGACAGCAAAAGCTTATTCTCTGGGTGTGCCGTACGGTATGTCCGGGTATGCTCTAGCAATGTCACTGGGCGTAGATAGAAAAGAAGGAGAAAGGCTTATAGAAGGTTACCTTGACGGATTTCCTCAACTGAGAGAGTGGAGAGAGAATTCTCGTAAGTTTGTAAAGGAGCAAGGTTATATTAAAAATAAAGTAGGACGTGTGAGACACCTACCGCAAGCTAAAGAGATTTATGCTGCACTAGGAGATAAGCTTATTGAAGATTGGCGATTTAGAAAAGAACTCGAAAAAGACTATGGAATTGAGTATGTTACTAGTCTATACCGGGACTATAAGAATGCACTTAATAACTGTTTAAACTTTCAAATTCAAAGTTATTCTGCAAGTATAGTAAACCGTGCAGCTTTACAAATAAACAGGAGATTTCAAAGGGAGAATATTGTAGGACAGGTTATTTGTCAGATACATGACCAGTTAATCTGTCAAGTTAGGGAAGAAGATGTATCAAGGGCTTGTGAGATAGTTCAAGACTGTATGGAAAATACAACTAAACTGGACGGAGTAGAGTTGATTGCAATTCCAGAAGTTTCGGTAAATTTTAGAGATGGCCATTAGGTTGTTTTTTTAACAGAAAACTTCTATCTTTAGGTTGTTAAAGAGTATAGAGAGCAAATAGTCAGGTGATGGAATAGGTATAACGCATACCACTAATGAATGTGGTAGTTAAAGCTTGTAAACTTTACACAGGTTCGAATCCTGTCCTGACTACTAAAATTAAGTTATGACATACGAAAGATTTTTAAAAATAACAATGCAGCTTAAACAGCAAGATGAATTGTTAAGTGAGTTATACACAAAGCGAATTGATTTAATAGATTTTGTAGATCCGTACAACGCTGTAATTACCGAGTTGATTAAAGAAGTGTATGGAGAGGAGGGATATGATTGGTGGAGTTGGTTTTGTTATGAAAATGAATACGGTAGTAGAGGATTTGAAGCTTGGGACGAAAATAAAAACTTAATTTGTCAGAGTTTTGAGTCTTTATGGGAATACTTAGAAAAAATTAAACCCGAGAAAAAATAAATGTTTTGCAGAGTTCTATATATTTATCAAAAATAAACAAGGTACTTAGCAGGCCTTCAGTTATAAACATTAATTAACCGTTCACCGGAAGGGAACACAAACTTGAAACTATGACGTTCATTAGACCATTCGAATTGGATCAATTTGATCTTTTGTGGAAAGATTTATTCAATGCTTCTCCGCAATTTTACGACATCACACAGAAAATTACACACCCCGTAGACATCTTTGAAACACAAGACGGTATTCGTTTTGAGATTGCTGCAGTAGGTCTTAACGAAGAAGATATTGAAATTCTCGTTGAAGGAGAGCAGCTTCGTATTAGATACGAAAGAACAAAACCAATAGACCAGGAAGCAATAATATACAGAGGAATTAAAAGATCTGGATTTGATTTAAGCTGGAAGATTTCTTCTAAGTTTGATCTCTCCAAACTAGAAGCTTCTCTCGATAAAGGATTGCTTGTACTAGGCATTCCAGTTGCTGAAGGAAAGGCTATACGTAAGGTTGAAATTAAACCTTTAAAAACACTTTCCCAGAAAAAATAAAAAAAGGCCTGCTAAGTACTAGGTTATGAAATCAGAATTCCTTAAATTTCAAGATAAGATTTTTGTAGTTAAAAGACTTCTAAGAGAAGACTTGAATCCAAACATAGATGCTTGGAAAGAATATCTTAGAGCCGATACCGTATTGAAGAAAGACGGGGTACTATACTTTCTTGAAACTATCCCCGATTTAGAAATTATTGAAGAATTTAAATAAAAAACATGAGTAATTTAAGTCCACTAAACGGTTACATCGTTATTAAACCGATCGAAGAGGAAGAACAGATGTACGGTAACATTGTTATTCCAGATCTCGGAAAAGAAAGACCAGAGATGGGAGAAGTAGTTTCTATTTCAGAAACTTATAACTACAACTCAGATAAGTTTGTACCTTCTCAACTCTCCGTTGGAGATAAAGTCCTTATTCCAAAGTTAGGTTCTGTAAGAATTACAGTAGAAGGTGACGAATATTTTATTTGCAAAGAACAAGACATTTACTCAAAAATAGCTTAATATGACAACAACAGTTTTCGGAACAGAATTAAAGAACAAACTACTAGCAGGTATTAAGAAACTAAATCAATCAGTTTCTTCCACACTAGGCCCTGGAGGTAGAACAGTCTTAATTAAAGAACAATCAGGAGAGGTTAAAGTAACTAAGGATGGTGTTACAGTTGCTCGTTCTTTTCATGAATTAGAAGATCAAGTAGAAGATCTCGGTGCACAGCTTGTAAAACAGGTATCCATTAAGTCTGCTAACGAAGCAGGCGATGGTACTACAACTTCCACTCTACTTGCTACTACTATGGTAGAAGAGGGTCTGAAGTTGATTAACCAAGGTTCTAATCCCGTAGAAGTAAAAAAAGGTATTGATAAGTATGTAGGACAGGTTGTTAGCAGGCTTAAAGAGATTGCTAAGGATATTGCCTCTCAAGATCAAATTAAGCAAGTAGCTACTATTTCAGCTAATAATGACACCGAGGTAGGTGAGTTAATTTCTACGGCGATTGAGAAAGTAGGCCGTGAAGGTATTGTTACTATCGAAGAATCTAAAACAGGAGAGACAAGTCTTGAGATCGTAGAAGGTATGCAATTTGATAGAGGTTATAAATCTCCGTACTTTGTTACGAATAATACAAGTATGCAGGCTGTACTAAATGAGCCGTATATTATGATCTACGACGGACGTATTACAAAAGCTGCAGAACTTCTCAATGCTTTGAGTAAAGCTAATTCTGATAGTAAATCTATCCTTGTTGTAGCAGAAGATATTGAAGATGAGGCGTTGGCTACTTTGATCGTAAATAAAATGAGAGGAGTTGTAAGTGTAGTAGCAGTAAAAGCTCCCGATTTTGGAGAAAGGCGTACATTGATTCTAGAAGATCTAGCTATCCTAACAGGAGGCCAAGTTATTTCTAAGAACAAAGGACATAAACTCGACAAACTTACTCCTATACAGCTTGTAGAAATGTTTGGAAAAGCTAGGATAGTTAACGTATCTAAAGAAAACACTACAGTAGTAGACGGACAAGGAACTGTAGAAGCGATTGGTGCAAGAGCAGAAGAGATTAAAGATCAGGTTGAAAAAGCTACTTCTTTCTACGAAAAAGAAAAGCTTCAAGAAAGGCTTGGAAAACTGGTAGGCGGTGTAGCTATTATTTCAGTAGGCGGTAACTCTGATATCGAAATTAAAGAGAAAAGAGATAGAGTAGAAGATGCTTTATTTGCTACTAAAGCAGCACTCGTAGAAGGGGTAGTACCCGGAGGAGGCATTGCTCTTATCGAAGCATTTAACGGTCTTTCAATTAAACCAAAAGAAGTCTCTGCAGATGAAATGCTTGGCTTTGATATAGTACGTAAAGCATGCTTTCAGCCATTTAAAACAATTCTCAGTAACTGCGGAATAGAAGATTACTACTCTATTCTCAGAGAAGTTGCTGATGCTAGGATGGACTTAGTAGGTAATGGCGGTGAAGATATGCTGTTTACCTATAATGCTAAGACTCAAAACGTAGTTACAGCCCAAGAATCAGGTCTTCTCGATCCAGCTAAAGTAACACGTACTGCTATCGAAAATGCAGCTTCTGTTGCCGGAACAATTCTTACTACTGAATCAGTTATTTTTGAGAAAAAAGACGATAAAAAGAAGGAAGAAGAGATGAATATGGGTAATTTCTAATTAGTTTCTCTCAAAGTTCTATTTATATTAGGCATTTCAGTAAAGAATCCATATATTTAGGAGATGAAATTAGTTTTAATTAGTGATACACATAACAGGCATAAACACTTAACTTCTAAAGGAACAAACTATTTTCTTCCCCCTGGAGATTTGCTTATCCATGCAGGAGATTTTTCCGGAGTTGGAGGAAAAGACGAAGTAGAAAGCTTTTTGGAGTGGTGTACTAAGTTTGCGAGTAACTATACTTACGGTATTGTCTTCGTAGCTGGAAACCATGACCGTTCTTTTGATCCTAAGTTTAACCGTTACGAAGATGATACGGAAGGTGTAAAGCCGGTTTGGCTTCAAAAAGAGTTGCTCGGCTTACCTTCAAACGTAGCTTACTTAGAAAATAGTTCGGTAAACATAGGGGGAGTTAATATCTGGGGGTCTCCAATTACTCCTTGGTTTCACGGAGACAGGTGGGCTTTTAATAAGCATAGAGGAGCTGAGATTTGGGAAGTGTGGGATCAAATACCGCAAGAAACAGATGTAGTAGTTACACACGGACCAGTTTCTTATAAGTTAGATTATATTCCAGGGACACAAGAGTATGTGGGATGTGATCAGTTACGGACTGCTGTACAGAAGGTAAAACCTCTTATACACATAAGTGGACATATACATGAGAGTTACGGGTACGACTATGATGTGGATACACATTACTTCAATGCTAGTACTTGTGATGAGTTTTACTATCCGTCTAATAAACCCTGGGAAGTAGAAGCTGATTGGAGTAATAGAGAAATAAACATTTTATAATATGGAAAAGAAATTAATAGACTTTGATAAGTACGCAAAAATTCCACTAAAGCTCACAAAACTTAGAGACAATAGGTTTTTCGGAGAACATCCAAATCAAATCTACGAGGGAGCTGTGAAAGAGGGTATTTTACATTTAGAGTTGTCTAACAAGTATCAATGCTTCTTTATTTTAGATGGTCCGGATAGATATTTTCATACCTCCGAAGTAAAGAAAATTGAAGAACATCAAGGATATTATCTTGTAACAACTCTAAACTCAACTTACAGAGTAGAATTTACAATGAGTGCCATACCGGGAGTTCAAGAAAAGTATTCGTTGAAGTTGGAAGATCCAGAATAAGTTCATATTTTTATAAAAAGAAGATAAATGGTATTTTATTTTACAGCATCACGGTGCTCCCCTTGCAAAATGTTTAGACCTACCTTACAACAGGTTCAGTCAGAGCTTGGAATTAATGTAAATATTGTCGATGTAGATACTCAAAAAGATCTCGCACAAAAGTACGGTATTACTAGCGTTCCTACTATCCTAGTAGAGAGTAACGGTAGTATAGTTTATAGAAACTCCGGTGTAATGTCTAAACCGCAACTGACTCAAGTATTATCACAATTCAGATAATTTATTTATTAACTAAAAAAAGAAAAATGAAAAAAGTAATCGCAATTTTCGCAATCGTAGCTTTGGCTGCTTGTGGAGGTACTTCTACAGAAGTAACCACCGACTCAGTTGCTGTTCAAGTTGACAGTGCTGTTGGTGCAGTTGATTCGACTGTAGCTCAAATTGCTGCTGATAGTGCAGTAGCTAAATAACAATCCCGAGATGTCGAGGGTAACGCTCGGAAAGGATACCGTTGAAACTCCTTTTACTATTTATTATAAGTTCTTTGTACATATGGGCCTATCTTGGAATTGATCCGGATGTTGAGGTAATACTACATGCAGGCGTTTGGTAGAGTCGCCTTAAAAAACTGCAAACAATAACTGACGAAATGTCAACAATGACCTTCGATGACGTAATGTCTTTCGTAGGCGCTGATTACGCTCTAGCAGCCTAATTAGCCTCGGGTGAGTAACCTAGGAACAGAACTACTCTGAGCGTTCACGATCGACTCGCTAAATAAGGACCGTGGAATGGGAGACTTCGAGACATCTTGAATCATCTCTCCGACTGAAGCTAAAGTCGTAAAAAGATAGGTAATTTCCTAGTTGGTAAACTAGGTGGTGGAAACGACCATAAAGGTCAGCCCTACGGTGCAGTAGAAATACAGTACTAAGCATGTGAGACGTTAGTATTATTATCGCTTTCGGAGACGCAGGTTCGAGTCCTGCTAGGTCCACATTTTATAATCAATGCCGGGGTGTCGTAAAGGTAGCCGAGGAGGACTTAAAATCCTTTGGGCAGAAAAAGCCCGTGCGGGTTCGAGTCCCGCTCCCGGTACTAAAGTTTAAATTATGTTTTTTTATATCTATCTTGTAAGTGTTACGTACTGTCTTTGGAGAGTCTTTAAGAGTTATAAACGTACTTCTATGGACGGCGTCACTGGTACTACACCGGGATTAGAAACTCTTGCTATTATAGTCTTTGCACCCGTACTCGCTATTGTCGACATTACTCTTATTTGGATTCGTATCTACAAAGAAGCCGAAGAAGCTAAGAGAAGGAATAACGACATATTTTAATTAATTGTCAGGTGGTGAAAGGATATATCCACGGCATACACACCCACTCGTCTCGTGGGCGCTGAATTTGAGATAGGTAACTGGATATGGGTTGACCACAAAGCCGGCTATTTTGTCTACTACCGAATCACAGCATGGAGGTTCGAATCCTTCCCTGACAGCCTAGTTACTGTTCTTTGACATAAAGGAGAAATAAATTATGGAAACACTATCATTTATTTTAGGGATAGCATTTATTGTGGTTATAGCTTTAACTGTAGTTGCAACTTATGCTTTCGTTAAGGTAATCAAAGTAAAAAATGAATTAGATGAAATTCAAAGATACCTTAATACAGCCATCAATCAAATTTATCAAAGTATAGCCGAAGAGAATACACAAATTCACCGGAGGGTAGATTTATTTGAAAAAGAAATATTCGGTCAATTAGATTCTAGATTAGACAAGTTAGAAAACAGGTTAATTAATAAAAAATAAAAACTAGTCATAGAACAGTAACTAAACTTCTGAACACAGTGAAGTCTAAAAGGTTGATTGGAAACTCGGTTAGAAACGCCAATCATAAAAGCAGATGTCCACTCACCCATCTTCTGCTTTCCTAAATAGTCAGGTAGCTTAAACTTGGAAAAGCGGTTGCGATAGTTTCCGTTGTAGGTTCGAATCCTGCCCTGACTACAAATGATTTTTATATGAAAACATGGAAAGATTTTAAAGACATGAGCCTATTGTTTTTTACTCAAGTCATTAATTACGGATTAATAGTTGTTAACTATAGAGCAGTTGCGCAAGCAAGTTACTTTTGGAGTGGAATATCAGATTTTGTTTTGGCTTCTTTTAGCTTCTTTATTATTAAGAAGATAGCTAAGTCTGAAGACTCTTGGCATCTCTGGTTTGGTTACGCCTTAGGTGGATTAGTAGGATCCCTTATAGGAATCTATTTATCACTTTTAATTCATGGAAAATAAGAAACTTTAACACGCACGGCAACCGAAGGCATACTAGACACTGCTAAGGCAATGCGAACGAACACGAAGAATACCTCACGGTGCGTAGGTAAGTATCAAGTTCTTCTGACTGTGGGGAATAGACCCACTCTATAGTCGGGTGGCGGAACGTTTTTGTACATTATTTTCATTCCGTGGTGGTACGTCACAGGTTCGAATCCTGTCCTGACTGCGAGGGGAAAGTAACTTAAAGAGGGCCCTAAATGGAGAATCTGTACAGCTTGTCTAGGCTAGGTACAGTGCGACCGCCGGTAATGAAACTCAGAAAGTGACCACGGGGAGAGACCCGACCAGCCCCGATGCTGAAATTGGTAGACAGACTAGACTTAGGATCTAGCGCCGCAAGGCATGTCGGTTCGAGTCCGACTCAGGGCACATACGTTAATAGAAATCCATATGAACTTAGTTTGGAAAGTTGCACTGCTCTTATTACTCCTATCAGGATGTGTAAGTACTAAACCCGTAGTGAATAATGGACTGGTAGAGTTATCCAAAGAGGAAGATTATATTAGACCTATAAAAACATCGAACGGATACTACTACAATAATCCTAGAGGCGGTAAGTTAGTCTATATTAAGCAATAACTACTACGTATAGGTTCGAATTCTGTCTTGATTATTAAATTCAAAAGTCAAGCTAAAAGTTGGTAGGTTGCTTTTTTCTTTTTAATATTCAATTATAAATAAAATACTATGTCACAAAATTTTAACCTCAACATTTCATTAGATAAGACTACTCCTATCGTTTGCGAAGAATGTAGCAACGAGAGTTTTATACAAGTCACGTTTCTCCGCAAAGTAAGTAAGTTTATTACAGGAACTGATCAAGATGCTTTGATTCCTGTCCCGAGTTTTTCTTGTAGTAAATGCGGACATGTAAACGTAGAATTTTTACCAAAAGATTTGCAATAAATGAACTTAGTAGATAAGTGTATTTGGCATCCGTGGGCTACAGACGAGGAGGGATGGTGTTGGAAGTGTGCTGAAAAAGAAAGCGAAGAAACTTTTATAGACGTAAATTTTTACCAGGTGAATGATAAAATAGATAGACCCAAAGACGATATTACTTGGGAAGTAATGAAGGACTTAACTTCTAGAGCAAAAAGAGGTGTAGAAAAATATAATACAACTCTAGCAGAAAATAATCATCAGAATATGCTACAGCATGCCTACGAAGAAGCTCTTGACCTAGCTCAGTATTTAAAAAAAGAAATCACAACTCTCAATACAGTTCAAGATTTAACTAAACAGTATTCTAATGATTTAGAACTAGGAGTAAAAATAAGAGAGTTGTATGGTCAAAGGTAAGACAGTTTCATTTTCACAATACTCTATTTACAAACAGTGTAACTACCGGTGGTATCTTGACTACGTTAAAAAGCTTCAGCCGTTTAAACCTAGTATACATTTAATATTCGGTACTGCTTTTCATGAGACCCTGCAGAACTACCTGAAAGTTATGTATGAGGAATCCGCCACTGCAGCAGATAAGATACACCTTCCGACTTACTTTAAAACAAAGTTTATAGAGCTTTACAGAGAAAACTGTCAACCAGACCATTTCTCTACTCCAGAAGAACTTTCAGAGTTTTACGAGGATGCAGTATCTATCTTAGATTTTTTTAAGAAGAAGAGGAATTTGTTCTTTAGTAAAAAGAATACTGAGCTTATTGGTATAGAGATTCCTATTAACGGACCTATCGTAGAGAGTGTTCCTGGAGTCACTATGAAAGGTTTTATTGATTTAATAACCTATGATAAAATTCTAGATAAGTATACAGTCTACGATATTAAAACTTCTACTAGAGGCTGGTCTGATTACGAAAAGAAAGACCAGGTAAAGGTGAATCAAATACTCTTATACAAGAGATTCTTTTCAAATTTAAAGGGAATCCCGGAAGATAAGATAGACGTTCAATTTTTCATAGTACGTAGGAAAATCAATGAGAATTTAGAATTTGCACCTAAGAGAGTTCAAGAGTTTATACCTGCAAACGGAACTAAGAAAGTAAAAGACGCTTTTGAAGATATTCAGAAGTTTGTTGTAGAGGCATTCACACCGGAAGGAGACTACCGGGAAAAAGAGTATCCTAAAGACCCTAAAAAATGTAAGTTTTGTCCATACAACGATAAACCTAATCTCTGTGATAAAAAAAATAACTAGATATATAATTCTATATATAGTACTATCTATTTATTATAAAATAGAAAACTATGCACATTGGAAAAAAAGGGGATATACTCACAACAGTAAGACTTCAGGATGAGTTATTCGAGAATTTTAAAGCTGAAGCTGTAAAGAATAAAATTACTATGAGAAATCTGTTAGAGAGAGCAATGTTCTTATACCTAACAGAGGAAGAATTTAGAAAGAAGATTAACAATCAATTAAACGCTCGCTACATAAAACCATCAGAATAAGTTACATGAAAAAAGGTTACATTCCAAGAGAACAGAGAAAGAAGATTCTTTTTCTATGCGATGATATTAGATTTACTTCCGGTATCTCGACTATGGCTAAAGAGATTGTCATAGGTACTGCACACAAGTACAACTGGGTTAATTTAGGTGCTGCAATTAATCATCCAGAGGTAGGTAAAAAGTTAGACGTATCACAAGATACCAGCAACATTGCAGGCATTCCTGATGCTTCTGTATACATTTACCCTTCGTCTGGGTACGGTTCTCAGGAACTACTTCGTCAATTTTTACACATTGAAAAACCTGACGCGATTATATTCTTTACTGATCCAAGGTATTGGATATGGTTATTTCAAATGGAAAATGAAGTTAGGAGAAAAATCCCTATGATCTATTTAAACATCTGGGATGATCTTCCTGCACCGCTTTACAACAAAGTATACTATGAATCCTGTGATACCCTAATGGCTATCTCTAAACAGACTGAAAATATTAACAGGATGGTATTAGGAGATAAAGCTAAGGGAAAGATCATTAAGTATGTACCTCATGGGATTAACGAAAATATGTTCTACCCTATCACTCCTGATAAGACTGAAGATTATAGTAAGTTGCAGGAGATGAGACAAAAATACTTCGGAGATAATCAACCCGAGTTTGTTGTTACGTACAATGCAAGAAATATTAGGCGTAAGAGTACTTCCGACTTGGTTGCCGCTTATGCTTTGTTTTGTGACAGCATAGGTAAGGAAGCAGCAAAGAAATGTGCTCTATTACTACACACTCAACCTAGGGACGAAAATGGAACAGATCTTCCTGTAGTAGTAGACCTTTTTTGTGACCCTGAATACCAGAGAGTAGTTTTTTCGGATTACAGATACTCTACTCAAGAGATGAATTTAATGTATAACTGCGGCGATGTAGTAGCTCTGGTTTCTTCCAACGAAGGATGGGGATTATCTTTAACAGAAGGTATGATGTGCGGTAAACCTATTATCGCTACAGTAACAGGAGGTATGCAAGATCAGATGAGGTTCGAAGACGAGAACGGAGATTGGATTAAGTTTAATGATAAGTTTCCTTCTAATCATTTTGGTACTTCTAAAAAGCATGGAGAGTGGGCATTCCCGGTCTATCCTAAAAGTACTAGTATTGTAGGATCTATACCTACCCCTTATATTTGGGACGATAGAGCAGACTTTAGAGAAATAGCAGATCAGATTGAAAAAGCTTACCGAACTAAAATAGAAACACCAGAACGTTATGCAGAGATTAGTAAAGCAGCTCGTGAGTGGGTAACCTCGGATGAGTCTATGATGTCTGCCAGGTTGATGTGTGAGAATGTTATTGATTCTATTGAAGAAACTTTTAAGAAGTGGGAACCGCGGTTTGAATACGAATTCATTAAAGTAGAAAAACTTGGAAGAAAAGCCATGGTGCATCCGTTGGTTTATTAATTAATCTTAACTACATTTATAATATGAAACAGTTGTGTGTTATATCTGCCCCTCCCGATACTTACAGCGGCTATGGAGCAAGAGCAAGAGACTTTATTAAAGCTATTCGAGACCTAAAACAAGAAGAATGGGAAATAAAAGTACTCCCTCAGAGATGGGGTCAAACTCCTTGGGGCTTTATAGAAAATAACAAAGAAGAGTGGGGGTGGATGGAAGAGATGTTTATATACGACGGACGTCTTCCTAGACAACCTGATATTTGGTTTCAGATTACAGTACCAAATGAATTTCAAGCAGTAGGTAAAGTCAACATTGGAGTTACAGCCGGTATTGAGACTACAGTATGTGATCCTTCTTGGATTGAAGGCTGTAATAGAATGAATGTTACCCTAGTATCTTCTCGTCACGCTAAGCAAGTTTTTGAAGCTAGCACTTTTGAAGAGAAAGATAAAAACACAAATGTTGTTAAAAGGAAAATTAAGCTAGAAAAACCCGTCGAAATTCTTTTTGAAGGAGTTGATCTTAATAAGTACTTCCATATTACAGGGAAAGAACTTACAAAAACTTCCCTAGTCGTAGATTTAAACTCTATAAAAGAATCTTTTTGCTTTCTGCATGTAGGGCATTGGCTACAAGGAGCATTAGGAGAGGATAGAAAGAATACGGGATTGTTTATTAAGGTATTCTTAGAAGCATTTAAAGATAGAAAGAAGCAACCTGCTCTCATACTAAAGATTTCTCAAGCAGGAGCAAGTATAATGGACAGAGAAGATGTACTGACGAAGATTAACATTATAAGAAATTCTATAAAAAGCGACAACCTACCAAACATCTACGTTGTTCATGGAGATTTAGAAGATCAAGAGATTAACAACCTCTACAATCATCCAAAAGTAAAAGCTTTTGTGTCTCTGACTAAAGGAGAAGGATATGGAAGACCTCTTGCCGAGTTTACATTATCGAAAAAACCTATTATAGCTTCAGGATGGTCTGGACATATAGACTTTCTAGACCCGGAGATGGCTATATTACTTCCAGGAGAGATAACTCCAGTACATAGTTCTGCTGCTGTCAACAACATGATACTTAAGGAAGCTTCTTGGTTTTCGGTAGATCCTACTATTGCATCTAAAGCTATGGTTGATGTTTTTGAAAACTACAGTAAGTATGAGGTGAGAGCTAAGAAGCAAGGGCATAAAGTAAAGACTGAGTTTAGTTACGATAACATGTTACTGTTACTTTCTACTTACCTAGAAAGGTATGTTATTAAGCAAGTAGAGGTTAAACTACCTCAGCTCAAAAAAATAGAATTACCCAAACTACAAAAACTGTAATATGACTTCTAACGAATTTACAAACTGGTTAAGAGGTTTTATGGAAGCCTGTGATTACAGTACTCTTACGTCCAAGCAATGGGACCGTATTAAGGAAGAACTAGAAAGAGTATCAGATACACCAGGGTATGTAAGACCAGCTGTGATTACTACTGGAGGAAGTACCTCTGTATCTTATTATACTCCAGGAACAAATATTGCTTATACAACTAAACAACAGCTCAATGACTAAACAAGAGTTATTAGAAAATATAGATAAATACTATAATGAGGCTAAAGAAGATTATAGTAAAATAAAAGAAGATTTAATTAAAATATTATCTCCAAATGCAGCTAAAGCGGCTCAGTTATTTGAAATGAAGAGTAAAGAGGAGTGGTTGGAAGATGAATTAAAAAAATATACTAACTAAAAAATAACAGCTCAATGACTGATCAATTGGCAATATGCCCTAAATGTGAATGTGATGGATGTTACATAACTCCTATCAATGAGAGTAAGAATAGTTACTTCTGTTGGGGGTGTGGTTTTCAAACGAATGATCTAATGAAAGAGGGTGAGTTTAATTTCGAAGCTTACGAAGAAACCTTACCTGAACTCTACAAAGGTATTAAGTATAAAGATCAAGAGAGTAGAATCTGGTATCCAATTAGTCTTAACATAACAGAAAAAGGAACTGTTTTTTTAAACGGAAAAAGTACAGAAGAGGTTTACTGGTCTGCAATTAAAACCGTATTTTTAACAGAAGAAGAAAAAACTCAGCCTAAGTATAAAAACCTTACATATAAATCAGATCCTAAATCGATGAAACATTTTGGAAATGATTTTATAGAGGCTTGTGATTATATAGGTATGTTTGATAAATAATGCCATGGTAGGAATAAGTTATGCAATCCCTGTATGTAATGAGCATGTAGAGTTAGATAGACTCTTAACTCAACTAACTCAACAAAAAAGAGATATTGATGAGATAGTAGTTCAGTGTGATCAGGGGAATACTACCTTAGAAGTATACCAGGTGTTAGACAAGTTTGCTAGCCAGGTAAAGATCGTATCTTTTCCACTTAAAGGTAATTTTGCAGCATTTAAAAACAACCTTAAGAGTAATTGTACTAGAGCTTGGATATTTCAGATAGATGCTGATGAGTATCTCTACGAAGAGTTTATTAAAGCTTTGCCGGAGATATTACAAGAAAATCCTCAAGTAGATTTATTTCTTTTACCGAGGATAAATACTGTAGAAGGTCTTACAGAAGAGCATATCAAGAGATGGGGGTGGAGAGTAGACGATAAAGGTTGGATAAACTTCCCGGACTACCAAACTCGTATCTTGCAGAATTCTCCCAAAATTAATTGGGCTAGTAGAGTACACGAAGTCTTAACAGGACATAACAACTACGCTTTACTGCCTGCCGAAGAAAGCTACTGTCTTTTACATCCAAAGCATATAATGAGACAAGAAGCTCAGAATAAGTACTACAACACTCTACAACAGATTGAGAGATGAGAATAGCTTTCTTAACAGAGATGGGATTCGAAGGAAAGATACCTTCTGATCATTTTAACATGAGAACAGAGTTTGCTTGGATGCATGCTTTGGAGGCTGAACATAGACATATTAATCATTACGTAGAAGTAAGAGGGTATGACCACGTATTTATAATCTTTCCTAAAGGTAAAACATTTCTAAGTGCAGAAGCCTCTAAAATAACTAACGGAATTAATCCCGTTACAGAACTACTAAACTCTGACTTCTACGTACACTTAAAGCAAAATAACAAAAAGATATACTACATACAAGAAGGTCCGCATTGGTGGTTTAATGATTATGAACTTTCTGACCAATTAAACTTTTATAATTTTCTAGCAACGTGTGATGGTATTTTTGCTCATAATGAAAGCGATACATCCTACTATAGAGGAATGTTCCCTAGTATACCTATACACGTCTTACCTTCTTTATTAATACATAACACTATTGAAGATGTAGTACCTACACGGGAAGAAAAAGTCTTTGTTGGTGGCAATTTTGCTAGGTGGTACGGAGGTTTTGAAAGCTTTGTAGTAGCCCAAGAATTTTCTGTTCCAATCTGGGGTCAGACCTCTCACGCTAAAAGAGAGGGAGAAGAACAAATGATAAACTTACTACCTAGACTTTTCTGGACTGACTGGATGAAAGCATTAAGTACTTTTAGGTATGCGGTACATTTAATGCCTACAGTAGCAGCCGGTACTTTTAGTCTTAACTGTGCATACTTTGGAATTCCTTGTATAGGTAATGAAAAGGTAGATACACAAATATTGTGCCATCCAGATTTAGCTGTTGATGTTGCTGATATAGACAAAGCAAGAAAGTTAGCTAAAAGATTAGTAGCTGAACCAGAATTTTATAGCTCTTGTAGCGATATAGCAAAACAGAACTACAACAGGTACTATAGTTTAAAGTCGTTTAAACAGAAATTAAATTTAATAATATCTTAGCTATGATAACTGCAATACTCAACGGATATAAAAGAGGTACTAACTTAGATGAACAGCTAGAAGCTCTGAATAACCAGACTGTAAAACCTGATGAAATACTAGTTTGGTACAACAACCCGGGAGATGATTCTCCAATTAACTATCAGATAGGCACTGAAGTCCCAGTAGCTTATTGTAATTATAATTTCGGCGTGTGGGCAAGGTTTGCTTTTGCTTTAATGGCTAAGCATGAGTATATTTGTATTTTCGATGACGATACTATTCCAGGTAGAAGGTGGCTTGAAAACTGCATGAATACGATGCAAACTCATGAAGGGCTTCTAGGTACTGTAGGTCTCCTATATCAAAGACCGTTACCGGCCAATCATCAGCTATGTTCGTACTACGAGTACTACGAACGTCACGGATGGGTTAATCCCAACGAACAACCAGTTCAAGTAGACTTGGTAGGACATTCTTGGTTTTTTAGGAAAGAGTGGCTATCTGACTACTGGAGAGAGCAACCAGACCCTAAGTATAATTTATGCGGAGAAGATATGCACTTTAGTTATATACTACAGAAGTATAGAAATCTTCCAACGTACGTTCCTCCTCATTCGAAGTACGATATTGAGATGTGGGGATCTACTAAGGGATCTGTTTACGGTGCCGATGAAAACTCATTATGGGAGAGTAATAAACAAACAGCAACAGGAGTTCCTTTCAAGCAAGCAATGCACGATTATTTTGTTGAACAAAGAAAAAAAGGCTGGAGGCTAGTAAATGAAAGATAAAATTAAAATCCCAGAACATAACCTCGGTAGCTATACAATTCCAGAGGACTGTGTTAAAGACGTATGTGTAGATATTGGAGCTAATGTAGGATCTTTTACCGTAGAACAGGCTCAGTCTTTTAAGAAAGTACACTACTACGAACCATTTAGTGTTTGTTTTAAAGTTGTCGAAGAGAAGACTAAAGAATTTAGCAACGTAACTGGATGGAATGAAGCAGTTTACAGAGAAGATAGTATTCAAATACCGTTAGTAGCGCATCCTAATATGGATGCTGGTTCAAATGCTATCTTAACAGATCTCACAAGTCAAGGATGGAAAGGTAAAATAGAGGAAGTAACTACAGTTTCTTTACCGACTGTATTAGAGCGTGTAGGCGGCCATATTAATTACTTGAAAGTAGACTGTGAAGCATCAGAATATTATTTTTTAATGAATCAAGATCTTAGTAGTATAGATTACATCGGAATTGAATTACATTGTCAGTTACCGAAAGAGAAGTATGAAGAACTACTGCAGCATATAGAACAGACACATAGTGCGAATAAGGCCTGTAGTTGGATATCTGATCTTCACGAAGAAGTTTTATTTACAAACAGAAACCTATAAAATGATACTACTCTGTTTTGGGACTAGACCCGAATGGTTAAAGATTAAACCTCTTATTCACATAATGGATAAAGTAGAGTATAAGCTACTATTTACAGGTCAACATCTAGACCTACTAGAAGACGTAGAGGTAGACTATCAAATTAAGATTCAAGAGAATGAAAATAGGTTAGATCAGCTTATTAGTGACTGCCTGTTACAGTTTCCGAGAGGAGAATTTACTTCAGTATTAGTACAAGGAGATACCGCTTCTGCTTTTGCCTGCGCAGTAGCTGCTTTTAATAGGCGATTAAAAATTTTTTATCTTGAAGCCGGGCTTAGGAGCTATAATTTACAACATCCTTACCCGGAAGAAGCCTATAGGCAGATGATAGCTAGAATAGCGGATGTAAACTTTGCACCAACAGATCTATCTTTTAATAATCTAATTAAGGAAAAAGTATCTGGAAGAGTTTACATAACAGGTAACACGGTACTAGATAATCTAGTTACCTATCAAAACAAATGTGAGTATAAAGATAAAGTACTAGTAACATTACATAGAAGAGAAAATCATTCAATGATGTTAGAATGGTTTACAGAGCTTGATGAGATAGCTTTAAACAATCCTAATATAGAATTTATCCTCCCTATACACCCTAACCCGAATGTACAGAAGTATAAACATATCCTTAAACACGTTAAGGTAGTTGACCCATTAGATCATAACTCCCTACTAGACCTGTTAGTTAAATGTAAACTTGTAATTTCCGATTCAGGAGGTTTACAAGAAGAAGGATCCTTTTTTAATAAGAAAGTAATTGTCTGTAGAACAGTAACAGAGCGACCAGAAGCATTAGAAACCGGGCATCTACATTTATGTAATACACCTACAGAATTGCCTGAAATATTTGACTCTCTGAAAAATAACTACTATATTAACAGTAGATGTCCTTACGGAGACGGTAAGGCTGCTATAAAAATACTAACTCACATACGCAATGAAGGATTTTAATAAAGATTTTGAATTTTTTACTGACTTAATACTATCGGATAAGAATTTTGCTTATGCAAGATATGCTGATGGAGAGGTGGCGTTAATGTTAGGTAAAGCAATTAATGTAGGAAGTCAAGCCTATAACGTAGACAAGTGGCATGCGCCTGGCCGGTTAACCAAAGTAGGTTCAGAGCTCTTAGAATCGTTAGACCATACCGAAGACAATTACTACTACGCTATATCATCGACTTCTGATTTTTCTGGAGATAATACTTTTCTAGACGGAAAAATAAAAGTACGAAGTAATATTACTTTTGCTAACTTGTGGATAAATGCTAACTATCAGAAGATGAAAGCATTTTACCAAAACCTTAAAAAAGAGGTTTATTTAGTTTGCAATCAAAAAGCTCAGAAAGAGTCTTTTCCTTTTACTGTCGCTGAAATATTTCCTTTCCCTGACAGCTGTATAGAGTACTGGGAAGAATACGGAGACGATTATATAAGCCAGCTCGGTGATTACGTTTCGCAGCTACAGAATAAAACCTTCTTTATATCCTGTGGACCAGTATCGGAAGTAATAATTCACAGACTGTATAACATAAACCCGAACAACCAATACATAGATGTAGGATCTTCTATTGATGAGTTTGTACATGGATACCCTACTAGGCCCTATATGAATCCTGCATCTAACTACGCTAAAGAAGTTTCGTACTTTAAAGAGTATAGGGAGGTAAAAAATGTAGAAGACCTTAAAATACTTATACCTACATGCGACGGGTATATTCAGTTTGTAGAAGCTCTAATGTATACAGTAGATAAGTACTGGCCTTGTAAGAATCAGTTTGTTGTATTAGGATATCAACCTCCTAAATTTAAACTCAAAGATAACTGGGAGTTTGTAAGTCTCGGAAAAGACTACGGACCGGGAGCTTGGTCTAATGGATTGATTGATTATTTTAAATCTTTCGAAGATCAACACTTTATTAATATGTGCGATGAAAGCTTAATGACTAGGCCATCAGATATTAACAAAGTACGTATTGCTTTTGACTATATGTTAAAGAACAGGCTAGTAAAGAAGTCTTTTCTTATAGGATCGTTAAGTAGCGGAAATAAAGCGTTATTAGGTGATATTGAATTAACGCCTGTCGAAGAATTGAATGGAATGTTTCATGATGTAAATCAGGTATGCGACTATAGAAGTAGCGTACAGTCTGCTATATGGTCTACAGACTACTTCTTGCAGTTGTTAAAGCCAAACCAATCACCATGGGACTTTGAAACACAGCATGCTAAAAATGACGGAGTGAGAATATTAACTACACTTAAAGATCATCCGACGATGTATTCACATCTTTACGCAAGAGGTAGATATCTTCCTGACTGGTATCAATCAGTTTTCGAAAATACCAAATTAAACGATGAAGACATTAATCATATTGCTACTATGTTAAATATAAATTAAAATGGAAAAAATATACTCTAAAGTATCCCCAGAAACGCTGTTACATATAATTGTGCGCAAAGAAGATATAACTTCCGGTAGACAAGATATTGTTTCAGAAGAAAACTTCATACAGTGTTCAATTCTCAACATGGAAGAAGGGAAAACTTTTAGACCTCATAAACACATCTGGAAGCAGAGAACTAGAGATGTCATTGCACAGGAAAGTTGGATTGTTGTACAGGGAAGTGTTAGATGTATTTTTTATGACTTAGACGATACTATCGTAGCAGAACCTGTACTAAAGGTTGGAGATGCTAGCTTTACCTTACAGGGAGGGCACAACTACTTTATTTTAGAAGATAATACTCTAGTGTATGAATACAAAACAGGTCCTTACGAAGGACAAGCTTTAGATAAAACTTTCATAGACTTATAATGAAATATAAAGTTACGTTAAAAGGGGTAGGTTCTTATTTACCGGCTAAGATTGTTACTAATACACAGGTAGCAGAAAAGGTAGATACGACCGAGGAGTGGATATACGATAAGCTGGGAATCAAAGAAAGAAGAGTAGTAGAAGAAGAGCTACCTTCTAATCTAGGTTATAATGCTGCAATAAATGCATTAAAGGATGCTAGTATGGACATAGAGGATATTGATATGATGATAATAGCTACATCAAGTCCGGAACAAATCTCGCCGCCCACCTCTTGTGTTATTCATAATAAGTTTAATACATCGAAAAATATACCAGCATTTGATATTAATGCAGTATGTTCAGGATTTGTATATGCTCTGACTTTAGCAGCTTCTTTAATTGAAAGTAAAACTTATAAAAACATATTAATAATCAGCACAGAAGCTTATTCCAAGATAACTAATTGGGAAGATCAGCATGCAGTCTTCTTTGGGGACGGAGCCGGAGCTGTTGTTATGGGCCCTTCTGAAGAAGGATGGATGTATAGTAAATTAGAGGCTAATGGAAGAGGTACAGGGATGACAGGATTTAATTTACCGTTATCATCAACTTTTATTATGAGAGGAAAAGAAGTATGGAATCAAGCTATTAAAGTACTTCCTGAATCATTAAAGAGTGTACTTAAAGAAACAGAGACTAGTATCGATGAAATTAAAATGCTAGTTCCACACCAGCCGAGTATAAACATCCTTAAGGTAATAGCACAGGAACTATCAATACCTATGGAGAGAGTAAAGACAGTTATGCATAAGTACGCTAATATTGCCGGTGCTTCTATACCAATAGCTTTAGACGAAGCTATTAAAGGTAGGGAAATAGTAGAGGGAGATAAAATAATGTTTACAGCTATTGGATCGGGTTGGAGCTGGGGGTCTATTTTACTATATTATAAGAAATAGGAATTATGAAAAAGCTAGTTATATTTGGAAGCGGCGGCGGTCTTGGAGCTAAGATACTTCCGTTACTTAAGGAAAGGTATGAAGTATTAGCTCCTAGCAGTAAAGAAGTAGACTTAACTAGTTTACAGCAAACAAAAGCTTTCTTTAAAGAAAACCAAGTAGATATCGTATTAAATATGTCAGGTAAAAAGTACGATGTTTTTTTAAGCAAGCTTACTGAAGAAGATACGGTAGAGGTAGATAGTATGCTAGACGTTAATATTAAAGGAAACATAAACGTGTTAGCTTCTTGCTTACCGCAGATGGTAGAAAGAAGATGGGGAAGAGTGATAGCAATATCCTCTGTATTTGCAGAATTAAATGTACCTAAGAATTCGCTGTACTCTGCTTCTAAAGCTTTTGTAGACAGATTAATGTCTTCTGCAAATAGAGAAAATATAAAGTACGGAGTAACCTGTAATACTATACAGCTAGGGTATTGGGATGGAGGTATGTGTTATAGAATCGAACAAGAGTACCAGGATATGGCGAAAGATAAGATAGGATTAAAGAGATGGGGGAGTATTGAAGAACTTAACAACACTGTTAATTATCTCGTAGATAATGAATATGCATGTGGTATTAATTTAAGAATTGATGGAGGATTATAGTAAGTATAAAAAAGTAGGAGAGGACGTTAGAATAAGCAGCCAAGCTGTGATTGTTCGTCCGGAATTAGTTGAGGTAGGTAGCCATATAGCAATCGATATGTGGGTCTATTTATCGACACAAGCTGTGTTGGGTAACTACATTCATATAGCACCTAGCGTATCAATCATAGGCGGAGCACCAGCATTGCTTACTATGGAGGACTTTACTAATATAGGCTCTGGCGGCAGGATTGTATGTGCTACAGACGACTTTATGCAAGGCCTAATATCACCGGTAGTACCTTTAGAACATAGAACTGTCATAAACAAACCGGTAACCTTTAAAAGATATGCAACACTGGGAGTTAACTGTACGGTATTGCCTGGAGTAACTTTAGGAGAAGGTTGTATAGTAGGTGCTGGATCAGTAGTGACAAAAGATACTAAACCTTGGACGGTGTACGCAGGCTGTCCAGCTAAGCCAATAAAGCCTCGTGACTCAAAAAGAATAATAGAAAGCGCACAAAAACTTATGAACTATGAATAATTTTAAACCAGCAAAACGATCACTAGACATTCCGTGGATTGAATCACCGTTCTTTTATGAACTACTAGAACAATCAGATTTAACAGAAAAGCAGAAAGAGGGTTGTATTTTCTATCATGAAAATGGATACCTCATAGTAGACTTAGAGTTGAAAGATGATGAAATAGGAGAAATAGTAAAGGATACTTATGTAGCTTTAGAAGATGAGAAAACTAAGTACCATGCAGATCATTTTCAATACACAGAAAGTAAGAGAATTTTTGAGCATTGGAGAAAGAGTGCTGCTATTGCTAAATTAACAATGCATCCAGGTATTGTTGATACGCTTAGTTACTTGTACGATGAAGAGCCGTTTCCGTTTTCAACAATTAATTTCATCAAAGGCAGTAATCAACCGCTTCACAGCGACACAATTCATTTTCATACTGTACCGCACTTATGGATGGTAGGGGTGTGGGTTGCTTTTGAAGATGTTGACGAAACGAATGGATCATTAAGAATAGTACCAGGCAGCCATAAATGGCCTGTTTACGAATACCACAACCTCAATCTACCGCATCCGGACGATATCGAAGATGGTGAAGCAGCTAACTATAGAGTATACGAAGATTTCTTAGTTGAATTAGTAAAAGCTAAGAAAGCAACTGAAAAGATAGTAAAGTTGAAAAAGGGACAAGCCTTAATATGGGCTGCTAATATGTTACATGGTGGATGTAACGTAGAAGGTGTAACAGACCTTAGTAAAACAAGGTTAACACAAGCTAATCATTATTTCTTCAAAGGATGTAGCAAGCACTATCACCCAATGTTCTCTAGGCCGTTGAAAGGCAGGTACGCTACTAAGTGGTGTAATGATTATAATAATATTAAAACATACTTAGATGGCAAAACTGGACTTTAACGTAATTACAGAGTTTGAAAATAAGATCGCAGACTTTTTTGGAGCTCCGTATGCAGTTGCAGTTGATAGTTGTACGCACGGTATTGAATTAGCTTTGAGATGGACAGAAGCAAAATCTATCACAGTACCTAAATGTACTTACCTTTCTATTCCTTTCCTAGCAGAAAAGCTTTCTATTGAAAGGATTTGGAAAGACGAAGAGTGGGTAGATTATTACTACTTAACAAAAAACGTAATCGATGCAGCTGTATTATGGAAACCTAATAGCTATATTCCAGATACGTTTATGGGAATTAGTTTTCAATATCAGAAACACTTATCTTTAGGTAGAGGAGGAGCTCTTCTCTGTAGTAGGCCGCACGACTATCTAAACTTAAAGAAAATGTCTTACGATGGTAGACTACCAGAAATTCCTTGGCGAGATCAAAACATATACACTATTGGCTATCACTATTACATGACACCAGAGACAGCTCAACTAGGATTAGATAAACTCCCAACAGCAATACTATCAGAGCCTAGGCAGTGGAGTATAAGCGATTGGCCAGATTTGACTCAAATGAAAGTTTTTAATACAGAGAATGAAACCTCTATACGTAACTAGCGGAGTAACGCAAGATGGTTTTGGAGCAAGGATGCAGAGAATCCTCTCTGTACTGTGTTACACTTATCACTTAAGAGAAGAGCTTAGACTTCCGGTAGTTTACGTACATACTCCTTTTAGTTACCAAGGACCTCCTCCAATCGGAGAAGATTATGTAGAGGGAGTAGATCTTCGTGGTAATTTTGATTTAGCAAATCCGTACCCTTACGACGATATTAGCCATAGAGGTTACTTTAAAAGAGCAGAGCTTTGGGATCAAGCTTTTGTGTATAGTGGAGAGACAGTTAATAGCTTGGATATAAGCTCTTTTGAGTTTAGAGAGGGGTATGATCTTTTTAACCTATTTCAAAAAAATACTTACGACGCAAACATACTTTTCATACTAAGGTATTTACATAAAGAGTATGATCTCGGTATACTAGATATAAATAATTTTAAGAAATATAGAAACAAGATTTTAAGTAGCTTCGGGCTTAGTAAAGGTAATTACAGTAAGAAAAAAGTAGCAATTCACATTAGGAGAAAAGATGCTATAAATCACGTACATAAGCATTTTAACGATGAATATTATTTAGAAATTTTAAATATATTAGGTCAATACAAAGAAAAGTACGATATTACAATATACACACAGAGAGTAGGGTTTGATCCAGAACCTTATAAAGGATGGGAAATAGTTTATGATGATACAGAAGAGGATTATAACACGTTTAAGAAAATGGTATTTGCAGATCATTTAATAGTAGGTGGATCCTCTTTTAGTTATGCAGCTGCATTATTAAATCCTAATACTGTCGTATACCACTTTGCTCCTTCAGCTCACCACAAAGCTATAGATACTTGGATAGATAAAAATGATTATATACAACTCTTAAATACTAAACATTAATATGAAAGCTTTTATTACAGGCATAGGAGGACAAGATGGCTCGTATCTTGCAGAGCATTTGCTTAGCCTTGGGTACGAAGTGCACGGAATTATACGTAGAAACTCAGTAACTGAACATCAACAGAGTAGGATAGAGTCTGTTAAAAGTAAAATGCATATTTACTACGGAGACTTACTAGATCAGTCTAGCATTGAGCATCTTCTTGATAAAATCCAACCAGACGAAATTTACAATATTGCCGCACAAAGCCATGTACGTGTAAGTTACGATATACCGCAATTTACAGTACAGACAAACGCTCTAGGAGTTCTAAGTGTATTAGAAGCTTACCGCAGGTCTTGTCCGGAAGCTAAGTTTTATCAAGCAAGTAGTTCAGAGATGTTTGGAAGCTCTGTAGATGCCGACGGATTTCAGAGAGAAACTACTTCGATGACTCCTGTATCGCCTTACGGCTGTTCAAAAGTATTTGGATATAACATCGTCCGTAATTATAGAAACGCATACAAACTGCATGCCAGTAACGGTATTTTATTCAATCATGAATCACCTCGTAGAGGTTCTAATTTTGTAACTAACAAAGTAGTTAAGACGGCTGTACAGATTAAACTAGGCTTGGTTAAAGAGCTTGAGCTAGGTAACCTAGATGCTTATAGAGATTGGGGACATTCAAAGGACTACGTACGTGCTATGCATCTTATACTTCAACAAAACCAACCGGGAGATTGGGTGGTAGCTACTGGAGAAACAAGGTCTGTAAGAGATATGTGTAAGTACGTTTTTGAAAGCTTAGAAATGGATTATCAGGAATATGTAGTACAAAATCAAAAGTTTTTACGTCCAGAAGAACTTCCTTACCTGAAAGGTGATTCTAGTAGAATTAGAGCTCTTGGATGGAAACCGGAATATACTTTTGAGAGTATGATGGATGAAATGATTGAACATTGGATGGAAGTTTTAAAATAAAATACGATGGCATTATATAGAACACAGGGAGATATCAATTTTACCAATTTCGGCAATACTGCTATAGAAGAAGTATCTCCTCATGAATGGGCAGATGAATTAGAGAAATCTAGGATAGATGAAGAGTCTTGGATTAGTAGGTATAAGTACGAAGCTGCAATTTTAGCTGAAATTTGTAAGGATAATAACTACAAAAAAATTTTAGAACTAGGATCAGGCCCAGGACTTCTAAGTCAGTATATACTTGAACTCATACCGGACCTAAATTACTCGTTCATTGATAAAGCTACGTCGAAAGCTATATTTGAGAAGAGAGGGTTTAAGGGTAATAACTTTTTCGTAAAAGATTTAATGCATTCTTTCGATATAAGCGGACTAGATACTGACTACGATTTGATTATAGCAAATGATTTTTTAGAGCATATTGCTAATCCGAGTCATGTAATGTATCAAGCTAGAAATATTACAAAAGAGAAGTCTGGGTTCTTTATTTCAGTCCCTAATTGGAGAATGAATCACGAATTTATTTATAGAGGTTTGTTTGATTACGATAATTTTTTATATTTCTGTAAGATACATGGATGGGAACCAGAAAGCGTAGCAGGATCTCCGTTAAAATGTCCGCACTTTCCGAAAGAAAGCTCAGAACAGACTCTACCGGATGAACTTGTAACTTCTTGGAACTGGTATATCTACACTCAAAAAAACTAATTAATGAAAATAACGTTCTGTATACCGAGTAAGAATAACCTACGTTACTTAAAGAACAGTATTCGGTCTATAAAAAATAATTCAGAAGTAGGACACGACATTATAGTTTTTTTAGATGCTGATAATGACGGTACAGAAGAATGGCTTGTAGAGAATGAAATCGTCTACATTAAAAATAGCAGCCAAGAACCAAAAGGGATAGCTTACGGATATAACAGATGTATTGAAGCAGCTAAGACAGAGTTAGTTTGTATGTTTCACGCAGACATGTATATGGCTAAAGGCTTTGATGTAGCTATTTTAAAACATTTAGCTCCTAAAAAAGTTATTAGCGGTACTAGAATTGAACCACCTCTACATCCAGAAGGAAAAGAAAAAATAGTTAAGCATTTCGGTATGTACCCGGAAGACTTTCAAGAAGTAGAGTTTAATGAGTATTGTGAAGCTCTAATAAAGGAGAATGACGGAAAGGCAACTAGAGGTATTTTTGCTCCATGGGCTTGTTACAGAGAAGATATTATGTCTATCGGAATGCACGATGAACGTTTTCACTCTTACCATGAAGATAGTGATATGTTTAATAGGTTTATACTGAACGGATATAAAATAGTTCAGACGTGGGAAGGACTTGTTTACCACCTGACCTGCCGAGGTGGACAATTCCAAGACGGTATTGAAAAAGTAACTCAAGATCCAGCCTTTCATCAAATGAAGACTAATGCGATGAAGAACTATCTTCGAAAATGGGGTAGTTGGATTAAAAATGATGAATATCAATATCCCGTACTTACGCCGAAATATAATCTAGCTTATGTAATACATAACTGCAACCTACCATTACTAGAGGCATTGGAGCCTTGGTGCGACAGGGTATACGTTGACGAAGTATTTAACATTGGCCGTGCTTGGGATTATGTTGAAGTAGAACAAGCTAATACCGAATTTAATCTAAGTAAACGAGTATTAACCATTAAAGCAAACAACCCCGAAGGTGAAAATGATATAGTGGTTGAATTTGATGCAACTAGGTTTACGAACCAGTCTTACAGCCTTATTCAACAACTACCTCAAATCATAGCTGAATCAGGAGGTATTGGTGAATTTGAATTGGATATTTTTAAAATTAAGGTTATAAGCCTTGATACTTACGAGAACAGGTTGATTACTAGTAACAATCCTTACTACACTGATCAGCTTCTTTAATCTATTTATTTGTATGAGAAGTTTATCTATATTATTAGAAGAAGAAAAGGTAGAGGTTGATACTAAATTTAAAAAGCAGTTAGAGAAAGCTGTTAAGTACCTTGATACTAAGGGAAAAGTATTGTTACTAACTACTTCAAACAGAAGTAAATTTAGCTCTAAAGATGGGCAAGACATCCCAAAGACTACTAGAATCGCTCAGGTAATTCAAAGAAGTCTCGGCGAGCATAAATGTACACTAATTGATATACCTAAACTAAACATTTACCACTGTGAAGGAAACGTTTCAAGTAAGGACGGAAATAATTGCGGAGTAAGAGCTTCTAAGCTACAAGACAAAGAAAAGAATCCTAGCGGATATCATAGATGTTGGGCTTCTATTAATAACTCAGACGATGAACTTTGGAAAGTATCTCTTCCTCTTTTCGAGTCTAATGTAGTAGTATTTTTAGGATCGGTAAGGTGGGGACAGGCGAATGCTTACTATCAGAACTTGATTGAGAGGTTAAACTGGATAGAAAATAGATGGGCTACCCTGAAAGAAGCTAACGTAGTAAGAGATCTTGAATCAGGATTTATTTTTATAGGACATAACTGGAATGTAGATCAGGTAGTCAAGACTCAAAAACAGGTACACGAATTTTATGGATTTAAGCCTGCAAAAGAATTATACCTGGGTTATCAATTTACTGACGATATTTACGACGAATCTAAAGAAGGATATAGGGAAGATGTTCATTCTCTAGATAATATTATTGACATTAGAACTTTACTATGATAGAAATTACAAACGAAAGATTTTACCAAAACCGGACCTGGGATAAACCTCTAGGTTGGCGTAAACCGGAGATTTTTAAAACTCCTCAGTGGGTAGACTTATTCGATCAGAACGGCTATAGGCTTACTCTGCTTGAACAGGAATACTCACACGCAAATGATCAACCCTACATACTGCATGGAGATGAGAAATCTCTAAGAAAAGTCTGGATGAAGCACCGTAACGGGAGTATTGTAGAAGGTCCTCATATCAACCATGCTTTCTTGTTTGAAAGAAAAGGTTACTCTGGTCTTGCTCTAGAACAACTAAACGAGTTTGCAAAAGGTAATAACTTAATCTACAAGTTAATAAATTATAAAGGTAAATGGGGTGTTGATTTTAGTATGGATTATGTTGATAGCTTGGGAAATTCCATGGAACTTTTACATTTTGAATATGACTCTTACAGTGTAGAGGAGATACGGGAGATTAAAGGGAGAGTAGAGGAGAAGGTAGTTTCTGTAGACTGGAACTGGGCAGCTAAGCAAATTATAGAGAGAAAAGAGGAGTGGATTAATTTGGAATTTTTCGATCAGTCTAAGTGGAAAACAGAGTTCTTTGGGCTTCCTGCCGAAAGGTTTAAAATGAACGCTTGGGAGTAACTATTTATTATTATGAAAGCTACGTTAAAAGAAGCCTTGCCGGCGTTAATACCTGAATACCCTGTAGAGATTGCAGGTCATCACTTAACTCTTAGATTTGATACTAATATAAACAAAACTAAGAAAGGAGTTAAGTTGCAATTCGTAATGAAGGATGCCCCTCAAGACATGCAGCAAATTCAGCAAATGGCTAACGAAATTGGTACAGAGTTACAACAAAAGTTTGGTGATGCTGGATTACAGTTAATGTATGATGTTGAAAATCCGTATAAGAATGTAATAGGATTTTTACTACCACTTCCTTCTTTAGCTAACTACTTGATACAGAATGTAATAAAAGGAGATTCTGTACAAGACTCTACTCCAGAAGAGAAACCCGAACCCGAATTACCGGCGCAGGAATTGCCTGCACAAGAAGAGCCGTTGAGAGAGTGGATTAAGAAAATGGCAGGATTAAAATAATAAACACAGAATTAGGTTATGAGTAAAAGAAAAATTCCAACAGCCCTTTTTGAGCCTTTAGAAAATATCAGGACTGTCGATCTTGTAGAGACTTCTGCATTACTAGATTTAATTAAGAAAGAGACCCCTCTCGCTATTAAAGAAGCTTTCGAAAGTAGAAAAACATTTGCTACTCTTTTTGAGATAAATGGATTAGGTTTTTACCTAGACATACCAAAGCAGTACTGGATTCCAGCTCTCGAACAGTGTATTAATTTTATGCTAGAGGAAGAAAAATTCGAAGAGTGTATTCCTCTTAAAAAACTTATTGACGAAATAAGACAACCTGTCAAAACTCTCCCTAACAAAACCACTAAAAAGAAGGAAAATGGAGCAGCCTCTTAATGAAATTCAAGTAGCTATAAATCAAATACTTAACGTAAAGAGCCTAATCAGAAAGAAGAAAAAAACTCGTATAGAGAAGAAGAAAGAGTTGTTTACTTCTATAATTAATTCTATCGAACAAGTAGTAAATAGGCAAAACTTAATGTATGCCGAGTTAAATTTGGATTTAACTAAATACGACGAAGCTTTCCTAGATACTATTGATGCATTAATTGTATTACATTTTGGAAAAGAAGGAGCAGAGTTGATCGGTTATTACCTCTGGGAGAGATTAGCTTTAGATGGAAGTATAGTTCCTTTATTAGACGCTAATAACAACGAAGTAGTTCTAGAGAATGCACAAGATCTGTGGAACTTACTACTTACTATTGATCCTGCTTATGGCGAATAGAAAACAAGCCGGAAGGCCTAGGAGAGATTTTTCAGAAGCCGTTATAAGAAATGCAATGAAGCATACACAATCTAATTTTCAGGCTGCACGGTATCTGAATGTCACTATTGAAACATACAGGAAGTATGCAAAGTTATACATTGACCAGGACTCAGGAAAGAGTTTATACGAATTACATAAGAACGATTCAGGTAGAGGTATAAAAAGAGTTAAGTGGAATCACGACATCTCTGTAGAAAAGATTAACGAGATAATGTCCAGCGAAAGCTATAGGGCAGTCAATCAACAAAAACTCAAGAACAGGTTAATATATGAAGGCATTCTTAGAATGGAGTGCTATAACTGTGGACATCACGAGAAGAGGGTTGTAGATTACAGACAGCCTCTTATTTTAAATTTTAAAGATAATAATAAGCATAATTGGAAGTTAGAGAATCTTCGTATGTTATGCTATAATTGTTACTTCCTGTACGTAGGTAATCTCTTTTCTGAAAAACAAATACTAAGGCTTGAAGATGCAAATGCTACCACTCTGGTAAAGGATCAGATAGATTGGGAGGTAGATGATAGTTTTATGCAACACTTTAAAGAACTTGGTTTAGAACCTACAGATAATTACGAGCCAGGATCTGAATTTATCTCTAAAATATAGTTGAAATTTTAAGAAATTAATCATATATTTAATATATGGAAGAAAAACAGTTAGAAGCTATTGGCAAGATGCTCGATACCGCATTGGAGTATGGATTGGAGCTAGAAGTAATCTACTTTGCTCTTACTACTATGAAGAAAAATCCAGAACTCTCTCCTGCGGAAGCCTTTGCATTGGGAGTAACCGAGTGGGTGAAGTAATTATATACTCTATTTATCATTATTATGACTCAGGTCTTATACGAAGCGTTAGAAAGTTTAGCAGAAAGACATATACCGAAGGGTAGACACAAAATGTTGCATGTAGATAGTAGAGAGATGTGGATTGAGTTGATGGTAGAGTTATTAGAAAAAGGTACGATAAGTAAAAAGTTATCTATACTTACTAAGTGTGCTGTAGGATGGGAAGTAATACTTACACAGAAAATCAGTATTCAAAACTAAAATGAAACAAGCTACGCCTGAATTTTTAACTATTAGTACCTGGGGCTTGCACATATCAAGTTTTATCATGGCGAGTATGCCTTACTTGCAGACCTTATCTCTACTCTTGGCTATTACCGTATCTATCTTTACCCTCCGTAAATTAGTAAAAGACGAAAGAAGAAAACGTAGAGGGTGAAATTTTTTAATAAACAAGCAGGGATAAACAAAACTGCTAATAAGCTAGTTAAGCAGTTAGATCAATTTGAAAAGCTAAAAGAGATAGCTAACCGTAAAAATTATCCCTATAGGATAAAAACACTCCACACTAAGATACAAGAAGAATATGATTTATGGAGTAGAAAAGGACCTTCAGCAAAGTTGCTAGACTTAAAAAAAGATCTTATATTTATTCAATCCCAGTTAAACGAGTCTAATCTTAATAAAGAGAGAATAGATTTGTTAGTAGGTAAATATGGATAAAAATGGCAAAAGCAGTTCTGGAAGTTTATACAAAATTTGTAGTAGAGTATTTTACAGACGATAAAAAATTAGATTCTCGCTGGCATTATAATTACAGTAAGACTAGAAATGGTCCTGTTCTAGTAGAGCATTTTAATTTTACAGAAAAGAAAAAAGAAAGAAATAATAAGAAAAAATAGTTTAACTAAGTTAAAAATTAAAATTTTATGAAGTTTTGTAGGGTGTGTCAAAGTCTTATTCCGGAAAAAAGAGTTCAGTTAGGGTATGTAGATACCTGTGTAAACCATTCTAATGCTTTTAAGTACGTCGGATTTGTAGGAGGTGCTAACAAGGTAGAATACGAAGTATCTATTGTACGAGATAAAGAAACAGCTGAGCACATGAAAAAACTAACTGAATCTAGAGGAGTTTCGTAATTTAATAAGCTAGACTATTTATTAATGTAAAGAGGTTGTATAGTATATATACAGCCTTTTTCTGTTTTACATACATTAAAAATTAAAAATATGAAACACTTCTTCTCACAGTTATTCAATGACAGCAACACCATCAATGAAAAATCAGTTGTTGGTTTTTTAGCATTTGTAATGATGGTAGTATTTGCAGGAGCAGATATTGTTACCGGAACACTTGGCAAAGAGCTTGTTGTTCAAGAGTTTATATTTAATTCATTTCTGTGGTTAACATTAGGTTCTTTTGGAATCGGATCAGTAGATAAATTTATTAACAAAGGCAAAGAAGATTCTAACGGAGAATAGTAAAATAATTATATTTACGCAAACATGAAAAATTTATCCAAAGAGGAACTATTAAGTAGACTTGAAGCGATTAATCGTAGCAATGCCATTATATACTTTGACCTCGATGGTTATATACTAGGAATGAACTCAATCTTCTTAGTAGTCATGGGTTATAAGGAAGAAGACCACAAGCAACTCATTGGAAAGCATCATAGTATATTTGTATCGTACGAATACTCGAAGTCGGAAGAATATAAAAAGTTTTGGGATACCTTGAGGAGTGGTAAATTTTTTGAGGGAGAATTTGAAAGAAAGAAGATGGATGGAAGTCCAATATTTTTACAGGCAACCTATAATCCAATTTTTGACGATAGCAATAACATAACTAAAGTGATGAAGATTGCTACAGATATTACGGAAATGGTGAATTATAAGAATAAGATAGGCGCTCTTTCTAAAGATCTACAAATTGAGTTGGATAACTCCAAAAAACTCAAAAATGCAATAGAGCTAGAAAAAGACGCTGCGTTGAACGATTTGGATGTGATGATGAAGAAAAGTCAATCCGAATTAATAAAAACGATTGTTAAAGTTGCTTTGGCAGTTATTGTGGGAGTAGGTGTTATAACAACCATGCTATATTGGATGGCTATGGTCACTGGCAAAGACACACAAATTATTGGCTCAACTTGGAGTAATATGTTCAGTGTACTACTTACAAATGCTTTTTCTATAGTCGGTACTATAATGGGTATAAAATATGCTACTCAAGAGGGTGGTAAAAAATAAAAAACAGAATGGCACCAAAAAAACCTACAACAGTAGACTCAGTAGCGGGTGCAATTAAACCACCTATTTCTTTTAAAGAGTTTAGTAAAGATCCTGTTAAAGGATTACTATTTATTGTATTAATAGCTATAGGTTATTTATATGTCGATGGTAAAATGAACTACAACTCTCAAATAGAAAAACAAGGTAAAAAAATAGAAAACCTAGAGGGTAAAATAGATATTCTATCAACTCAACTTAGAAAATCAGATAGCACATTATCAGGAGCGATAGCTACTATATCTATATTACAACAGTTAGGAAAAATACAATAATGAAGAAAGTAATACTTATATTATTCACTCTATTTATTGCTTCCTGTAGTTCTAATGTCGAAGAAGAGCCAGAAAAGCAAGAAGTTTTAGAACAGGCAACTCAAGAAAAAAAGACTAGTGTTTTAGATAATCTAATTAAAAAAAGTGAATCAAACCAGTCAAAAATATATACTATCAATAAAGCAGTAGATAGCACAGTTATGAAAAAGATAGAAGTTACGACTACGGTTATGAACAATTTAAAACAGACCGTAACTGAATTAAAAGAAACAAATGAAACACTTAAAGATAGTATTAATACTAATGTTGGTAGGCCTTACAAGTTACTCCCAATCCTATCCAATAGCCAAGACCATAGGTAAAGACTCAGT